TCAGGTCAAGAGTTAGGAATTATAGCTTCGGGGTCTAAAGACCCTGTATGGATGAAAGCACGTAAAGAGGAGGCAGACCTCCACAGTATATGTGCTGACATGGTATTTAAAGATAAATGGCGTCAAGCTGACGCTGATGAGAAGAAAAAGCTTAGAACTATGATTAAGACTATTAACTTTGGTCTTGCTTATGGTATGAGTAAATTCAAATTATCAGATACTCTACAAATATCAGTCGATGAAGCTGAAGCATTAATTAAACAGTATTTTACAGAGTTTCCTAAAATTGGAGGCTTTTTAAATATACTAGGTGATTATGGTAAGCAACATGGACATATCAGAACATTTAAACCTTATAGAAGGATTAGATGGTTTGAGAACTGGCGCAATAACATGAGTCCTAAGAAAGATTTTAAGGAACTTGGTGCTATTGAGCGTGCAAGTAAAAATACACCAATACAAGGTACGGGAGCTGATATGATTAAACTAGCAATGGTTAAGATAAGAGATCATATCAATGAAACTCAGTTTCCTGCACACATAGTTACACAAGTTCACGATGAAATAGGCGTGGAAGTGCGTGATGATGTAGCGGAAGAGTGGGCAAGTATACAATGTAAACTAATGAGAGAAGCAGGTGAAACCATTATACCTGATTTTCCAATGGGTGTAGATTATACAATAACAAAAGAATGGAGTAAATAAACTATTAAAGATGAAAGCTAACGATGTTAAAGACAAAGTCCAACGGGATGGTCTAAACAAGTGGTGGTCTCGCTTTAAAGGTAAAGGGACCCTCCAATATGCTACAGGTGTAGGTAAAACTAGATGTGGTGTATTAGCGGCTGCTTTAATAGCTAAACGAGTAGGTATGGATTGTAAAATCTTAGTCTTAACTCCAACACAAACTATTAGAGACAGGTCGTGGAAAGAAGAATTTAAAAAATGGGATGAAGAGTTATTATTTGAATCATGTGTAAAAACTGTATGTATACAGACAGCATATAAATATGTTGGACAACATTATGATTTAGTAATAGCTGATGAGATACATAATTATATATCTCCTGAATATTTTAACTTCTTTGCAAACAACCATAGTCCAAGAGTATTAGGACTAAGTGCTTATATAGATCCGGTTAAACTTAGATTACTAACCGCTGTAGCACCCATCTGTGCAAGGGTGAGTACTGCAGAGGCTAGTGAGTTAGGATTAATCAGTGAATATAAGATTTACAACGTACCACTAAAATTATCAGGAGCTGAAAAGAAATCATATACTCATGCAAACAACAACTTTAATCGGTTGTTTACTTTGTTTGATAAAGATTTAAAGCTTATGTATGCATGCATGAAACCAGCTACATACAATAAGTTCCTGCAACAGAAGGGTATGACCATTGATGATGAGAATAAAACATTTCCTTATCAATGTAACGCTGCAATGGCTAAACGTAAGAAGTTATTATATAATGCTTCTGCTAAAGTTAGTGCAGTTCAACAACTATGTGATATGTATCCTAAACGGAAAACAATCATTTTTTCTCAAACAATAGATTTTGCTGACAAAGTTACAGAAGAGTTAGGTGATACTTGTGTGAGTTTTCATAGTAAGATTGGTAAGAAAGCAAGAACTGCTAACTTAGACAAACTTATAGATAACAGAACTAAAGTAACACGGATCTCTACTGCTAAAGCTTTGAACGAGGGCATGAATGTCCCGGATATTTCAATGGCTATTATAGCCAGTGGAACCAGTAAAGTTAAAGACTTAATTCAACGAATCGGTAGAACCGTTAGATGGGAAGAAGGTAAGCAGGCGCTTATTTTTCATCTATATATTGAAGGTAGTCAAGAAGAGAAGTGGGTGAATTCCGCGCAAGATGGTCATAGTGTTGAGTTAATGAGACTGGAGCAAAGCTGAACGTATTAAATTTCAGATAACATTGCAGCGCTGAATTGCTCCAGTGCTCATTATATAAGATATTTGCAACCAGTTCAGTTGCAGAGCGGGGACACATAAAATTGTGCGCTATAGTGTCCAGAGCAGTCTCGTAGCAAGTTAGTGGTTTTTCATGCTACGCAGGCAGTCTCCTTTAACTTAATTATTAACCTAAATCAAATGCTATGTCATACGATAACTGGAAACTCATGTCACCTGACGATGAGGGACCCTATTTAGTAAGTCCATGCTGTGGGGCAGAATACACAGAAAAAGATTTTATCACAGAGATGGGAGAAAAATATTATTGTAATGAATGTGATCATTTGTTTAAATATCCTGAAGAAGATTATGAAGTAGCTGCGCGTAGAGCGGAAGATGCTGCAGAAGATCGGATGGATGAAGAACGACTTGGAATATGAAGACAATACTAGAAGCAAAACAATATCTAAGAGATAACTTTAAAACCGGAGCTACGTGCCCGTGTTGTAATAAATATGTAAAAGCATATAAACGTAAATTAAATTCAGGTATAGCTCGAGCATTGATTATTATGTATAAACTTGGAGCAGTTAACAAGAAATATATACATGTACAAAATGAATTTGCTAAACTTAAACTAAGAGCAACAACTATGGATTATGCATATGCAGAAAAATGGTCGTTAATTGAAGACGGTGATGAATTAGGTACTTGGACTTTAACAGATAAAGGTGTTGATTTTGTTAACAATAGAACTGTTTTACCTGATTATTGTTTAGTATATAATGGTAATGTTTATGGCTGGAGTAAAAAGCTAATAAATATTGATACTGCTTTAACTATTAAATATGATTATGATGAAATGATGGATATAGGAATATTCCCACTATGAAAGTAAAGAAAGTTAAGCGAAAGTCTATGATAATAAGACCTTCGGGAAGATCAACAGATTTTATTAGCCCTTCATTTGGTTATGGTTGTTTATATAACTGTTCTTATTGTTATATGAAACGTCATCAACCTGAAGGATTATCTATTGCTGTAAATGAGCATGATATATTAACTGCTGTTAACAATCATGCATTCTTTACACCAGTAGAAAAACCTAATCAAACTCATCCTACTCTGACTAGTTATGATATTAGTTGTAACGAAGATTTTGCTCTTCATGCTAAACATCATAACTGGAAAAGAATATTTGAGTTCTTCAGAGATCATCCTGTGGCTATGGGTAGCTTTGCTACTAAATATGTAAACCCTATGTTGTTAGAGTTTAATCCTCTAAACAAAATACGGATTAGATTTAGTTTAATGCCACAGCATATGTCTGACTTACACGAACCTCATACTACTAAAATAATTGATAGAATAAAAGCTATTAATACATTTATAGATGCGGGGTACGATGTGCATGTTAATTTTAGTCCAGTTATATTATATAAAAACTGGAAACAAGATTATACAGATTTATTCAATATGCTTAATGATTATGTAGAACATAAAGATTGCGTCCTTGCGGAAGTTATCTTTCTAACTCATAATGAATCTAAGCATATAAAGAATATGGAGAATCATCCTGAGACTGAGAAACATCTATGGGTACCTAAATTACAAGAAGCTAAAACTTCACAGTATGGTGGTACAAACTATAGATATAAATTAGGACTTAAGAGAAATTATATTAACCAATTTGTAGAACTCCACAATAGTATAGTACCGTGGAATACAATTAGATACATATTTTAATTATGGCATATAAAGAAGATTCATATGAAAAAGCTTTGAGAATATACGGCTCACAAGCTGAAAAACAAGTCATTGAAGATGTATTCTTTGATGATGATGGGTATGGTTATGTAACGACGCAAGTCATTGGTAATCATACAATTACAACGTATAAAAAGAAGAAAAAACCCGAGAAAAAAGTAGTCTATAAGCTATAATTTTCTTATATTTGTTAACTTTTAAAAGCCTGCCTATGAATGTAGAAATTAACGTTCCTGGACTCATAAATAATAAATTAACCGCATCTCAGTATGTTATGCTAGTTTTATTATTTGAAGATAACACGGAACTATTTGTAAATTACGTAAATCTGTATGGATTTGCACAAAAGGAAATACAAGGCTTAGTAGATCAAGGATATATATTATCTTGTGACCCTGAGAATCCTTTAACTTGTATAACAATAGCAAGAGATAAAGTAAGAGAACTCATAGGTATAGAGGAGTCTTACTTTACTGAGCTATTTAATACGTACCCATTAAAAGTATCTAATGGTAGTTCGTTAAGAGTATTGCGCCCGTCTAGTTTATCTGCAAAAGCAGCTGTTGTTTGTAAAGAAAAGTATGATAGATTTGTTAAAGGTAATCTTATTAAACATAAACATGTTTTAGATTGTCTTAATAAAGAATTACAAATAAGAAAACGAGGTGGTAATATGCAATATATGCATGCATTGGAAACTTATATAAATAAGAATGCCTGGGATGCATATGAAGGCTTGTTAGATACACACACAACTATCAAACAAGCAGAATCTAAGTACGGACAAGATTTAATTTAAATTATGGAAAATAAGAAAATAAGTCTATACTATAAAAGTATAGCAAAAGCAACACATGATGCTGTTCAATATATCGATCAGCGTCGTCAAGGACTTATAAAGTCTTTAAGAACTCCATGGTCTAAGTATAATCATGTGAGTATGGACGGAATAGAGTGGAACACTATACATACTATAGCGGGTATGTCTGGTAGTGGTAAAACTGCTATTATAAATCAATTAGAAACAGAATTATTTAAATTAAATCCTGATGAAAACTTTGCTGTACTTTCATTTAACTTCGAGATGTTAGCGCGTCAGTTAGTTAGTAGAAAGCTATCAAATGAGTTAAACATGACCACAAGACAATTACATAGTGGTATTGATGGATTTAGTTTATATGATAATGAATTCTATAAAGTTTTAGCTGCTCAAAAAGAGTTTAATAAATTACCTATTTACTATGTAGAAATGCCTGGTACTGTGGAAATGATTAAAAATACTATTGAGAAGTTTATAAGTGAGGACTTTAATAAAGATAGAGGTATAATGATTATGTTAGATCATACTATATTAGTCCGTGGTAAGCAAGGTGAGATGGAACGTTTAGTTCTTGTCGAGCTTATGATTATGGCTAATGCATTAAAGAAGCAACATAAAATCTCATTTGTATTCTTAAGTCAGTTAAATAGAGAAATCGAATCTGCTGATAGAGTAACAGAACCATCTCAACAATTTCCTAAGAAAAAAGATCTTTTTGGTGGTGATTCTGTGTTTATGTTTTCGGATTTAGTGATGGTCTCTATGAACCCTGAGCAGTTAGGTATGGATACATATGGAGCTAAAGCGTGGCCTACAGCTGGTGCTTTATTCTGGCACTTTATTAAAGTAAGAGAAGGTCAGCCTTGTATTGCTAAAATGAAAAATGAACTTAAGTATAACCGTGTAATTGATTTCCCAAAAGAAGTTAATTACCAATTAAAAATAGAAGATGGCAAATAAAATATATAATACGACGACATCAACCTATGATTTAAAACTTGAGACAGAGTTTCCTGAACCGGATGCATATGAAACATCTGTTACGGAACTGTTAGATCTAGCTAGAAGTATAGAAGAGGCTAAAAGGCCTGGATATACTTTAGATAGTCCTGATGTATTAGCTAACTTTAAAAAAGCAGGTGAAATGACTGGATGTACTCCTATGCAAGCATGGGGAGCGTACTTCTATAAGCATGTAGCAGCTATTTTAAGTTATGCTAAAGATGAGGATATAGAACAAGCAGAACCATTGTCAGGTAGATTTGCAGATGCAATAAACTATCTTAAGTTAGGCTATCATATGGTAAAAGAAAGTAAAATAGAACAAGAAATTAATAACCAACAAAAATTACCTTTTTAATATGGCAAATTTAGTAATTATTTGTGGAAAGTCTGGATCAGGCAAGTCCACAAGCGGGAGCAATCTCGACCCAAAATCAACCTTATGGTTAAACTGTGACCAAAAATCACTACCTATTAAAGGATGGAAAAAGAACTATAGTAAAGAAAATAAAAACTATGCGACTGCTTCTAGCCTTGTAGATATTGTAAATACGTTAAAAGTTATACCAGAAAAGGCCAAGCACATTAAAACTATTGTGATAGATACCATTAATCGCGTTATGACCGATAAAGTAATGGGAGAACGTCACATTAAAGGTTTTGAAAAATGGGCTAGTTTATCAGGTGGTATATATGACATTTTCACAGTCATAAACCAAACTATACCTGATGATGTTGATGTATTTGTATTAGCACATTCCGATGAGGGATATACTGATATGGGTGCTCAATATCGAAAAGTGATGACAGCTGGAAAACAGTTAGACAAGATAGTTTTAGAATCTATGTCGAGTGTGGTTTTGTTTACCCACATTGAATCAGATGGTAAAGGTAAGAATGAATATTTCTTCCAAACACAAACAGATGGTGTGTCGACGGCAAAGTCACCTGCTGGGATGTTTGAAGATTACCAAATCCCAAATGATTTACAAATGGTGAAGGACACCATGGACAAGTATTATAATGAGTAATTAATTAATTAAAAAAATCGAAAATTATGAGTATGTATCAAATTAACCAGAAGGTTAAATCGGAAGGGTCGTCAACCAAAGTATTTCCATTAGGAATTAGTGAAAATGCTGAAATGACAAATGTAAGTATGGAAACTGCTTCTAACGGAAATAGTTTCTTAAAGTTTTCTTTCACAGCACCAGACGGTTCTGCATTAAGTCATTTAGAATGGCCTATCGATGTAAACAATGAAGGGTGGGAAAAGAAAGCACAGTCTCAAATGAAAAGAGTTAAGCATATTATGACTAAATTCTTAACAGAAGACAAGGCTGTTGTAAATGCACAAGACTTTGAAGGCTTTTGCCAGCAAGTAATTGCATTACTAGGAAATACATATGTAGGTAAGAAATTAAGAGTTAAGACTGTTTACAGTTACAACAATTATGTTTCTATTCCTAAGTATGTTCCATTCTTAGAAGATATGAGTGTTGAGAAAACTAAGCTTAATATCACAAACTTTGATAAAATGGAAAAGGATGAAGCTGAAAATCCTTCTTCTTTAACATCTACTGCGCCATCTAATGGTGCTGTAACGGAGCCTGCTAGTTCTGATTTACCTTTCTAGGTAAGTTAAACTGTTAGATATAGGGGAGTGTAATGCTCCCCTTATCTATTTACAATGGAATCCCCTTACAAGATAACACTTTCTTTAACTAAGGATCATATTTTAGATAAGATTAGCCAATATCAATTATTTAGCTATTATTTAGGATGTGACTTTAAGTCTGGAGTTGTAATGAATAGTCCGCTCCGACAAGATGATAAACCAAGTTTTTCCATCTTTACTGATCGTAAAGGTACTCTGAGATTTAAAGATTTCGGTAATGGAGATACTGGTGATGCATTTACATTTATTCAAACACTATTTGGATGTGATTTTTATTCTGCGTTAGTTAGAATAAATGAAGATTTCAAATTAGACTTAATGTATAATAAGAAAAATGTTACAATAAAGCCGTATGATGGATTTGTTACGGCAATCAAAGAATTAAAGTTTGATGCAAAAAAGACTATAGGTGTAAAAACTCAGTCTTTAAATTTTATAGATAAACATTACTGGGAACAATATGGTATAACAGAAAAAGTACTTAAATATTATAATGTATTTTCATGTAAATGTGTATTTATAGGAGAGAATGTAGTAGGCTATTATAAAAATAATGATCCAATATATGGATATTTATTCTATAAAGATAGTGTATATACATGGAAAATTTACCGTCCATTGTCCCTTACGGGTCATAAATGGATGAGTAACACTAATCGAACTATCTTCCAAGGCTGGGATCAACTGCCTGAACGAGGAGAGTTCATTATTATAACGAAGTCACTAAAAGATGTAATGGTTTTAAGAACCCTTGGATTTATTAGTGCTGCGTTGCAGAATGAGATTACTAGTATCAAAGATACTGTAGCCCGAGAGTTATATGAAAGATTTAATAAAGTATATATATTAAATGATTTCGATTTAACCGGTGTTAAAGGCGCTAATAATTTAAGAAAGAAATATGGATTTACTCCTATTTTCTTACAAACTTTTAGTACTAGAAACAATGGCTTTAAAGATATTTCTGATTATAGGAAAGATCATACTGCTGAACAAAGTAAAAACAAAATAAATAAATTAATAATATGAAATTAGAACGCGAACATGTAGTCGATGAGTTAATCGGCGATGTTAAAACCAATAAATTTAAAATTGGTGAAGATTCGATGGGTATCATAATAGACTCATTGATTAATCTATATTCTGATCCTATTGGTTCTATTGTTAGAGAGGTAACATCTAATTGTTATGACGCACATCGAGAGAAAGATCTTAAGATAGAAAAAGTCATACCGTTAGGGGATGAAGATGATCCTAAATGGTTTCATCCAGCTTCCAAAAAACCACAAATAGAATTTCAGGAAGAGAATATATTGTTAGGCGTAGGTAATGCCTTCTTATTCCGTGACTTCGGTGTCGGGTTAAGTAAAAAACGTGTAGAAGAGATTTATACTTTATTTGGTAATTCAACCAAAAGAGATAATAATCATCAAATTGGTGGTTTCGGTATTGGTGCTAAATCACCTTTCTCGTACACTGACACTTTTTATATAATAAGTAACCATAACGGTAAAAAGTTTAGTTATATGTTATATAGAGGTAATGATGCATTTCACATGGATCTTCTTAAAGAAGGAGAAACAACTGAATTGAATTCTACTGAAGTGATTATACCCTTAGATGATGTTATGTCTTATAGAGACATTAAGAGATTTACAAAAGCAATTAACAATCAATTAATGTACTTTACAGGCTTAGAATTTATCAATATATCAGAAGGGACTGGTAGAGAGGTGCAACTAGCAGCTCTAGACTATGAAGATGATGATATAGCTATTGAATTAAAGCAACAACATGATAGTGATTTAAATGATATTCATTTAATGGTTGGTAGAGTTCGTTATCCTCTTAATACGTCACAAATTGAGAGTCAGGTTTTATGGGAGTCTGAAAGAATTCCTTGTGCTATTAAATTTAATGTAGGTGAATTAGATTTAGTTCCCAGTAGAGAAGCAATTCGATACACGGATAAAACTAAAAATGCTATAAAAGACAAGGTTTTAAAGATACAGAGAAACTTAAAAGCTGATTGTGAACATGAATTATCAACTTCTGATAATATGATTACCTGGTTAAAACAGGCTTCTGCGTTAAAAGCTAATGCAGGATATTCATATAGAAGAGATTATGGTTCTATTTTCGCTGTAAAGTCTTATATGGCAAAACTTAGTAATAAAAATCTAGAATGTACATTACATGATGTTAAGCTTTCTGGCTCATTATTAAATGATGATCATAGAAACCATTGTCTATTTACAGGTTTTACTGTAAATAAAGTAACAAGACAGTCTAATGGTAATTATGTAGGTGGTTATAAACTTAGTAAAACTAGCCCAAACATACAGGATTTTATAGATCTTCCTATTTTATTTCAACAACAGATAGATACTACAGATACTGAATCGGAAGAAACTCGTAAAGTGTTTTTAAAGAGTAAGGATCTATATCTAACAAGTAAAGAAGATTTTTCTAGAGGTTTTATACAAATTAGAAGACTTCATGCTTTAACTAAAAAAGAAATTACTAAAGCTAGTAATTTATTTCAAGTTGAACATCGTGAAGACGAAACAATTTTACAGGACTTTGAAGGTATGTCGACATTATTTAGTCATGTTCAAATGATAGATTATGATAATATTGATATGTCTGAAGCTACTGATTTTGATGAAGAAACTGTAGGTAACTATGAGTCAGAAGCGCAGAGACGTAAAAGATTGGGTAAAGCTTTTATGAGACGTGTTTACTTTAAAGATAGATGGGGTAAACGTGATAAAATTGCATTTAGTAATAGTGAATATTTTATTTCTGATTTAGAAGAATATGTTAAGAATGGTGGTATATGTATATGGGGTAATTCAGCAGACGAAAGTCTATTGAAAAACGTCGCCGCTGTATGTGCGCAGGCAAAACTGTATCCAGATATGTCTGGTTATGGAAAAAGCTCTTTAGATATAGAAAGCTTTCCTGTTGTAATACTTAAGGTAGCTGCTACTCTTAATAAAAAACTAACTAATCTTATAAATATTAAAGACCTATTCAAAATGAAACATAGAATTCTAGTTAACTGGCATACAGCTAAACTAACCAGAGAGTCTACAGATGATTTATATTTCTTTTCATGCTTTGAAAAACTTAATGCTGACTTATACTACAAGTGGAAAAAGTTAAAAGAAAATCATGAAAATAACTATGAACATTTTCAATATTTAAATGGACAAGATCAGAATGAAATGGTTAAAATTTGTGTTGAGCATGATTGTACTAATCATTCAATGATGCAAGACATGGCAGAGTTAAAATTATATGCTAAAGATTTAGATTTACTTAAGCATTTAGAATTTGCTCAAAATGATGCCACATCTGAATCATCTATTCCTAATAAAGAAGTGTTTTTAGCTGTTAGAGAATATCTTAGATTTAAAGGTAAAGCTGTTGTGAAATTCAAAAAACAAAAAAAGAAAGAGGTGGAAGAGCCTCAAAGTAATTAATTAATTAATATATTTGCAAATATGACAAATTCGTATTTAGTCTGTAAAATCGGTAAAGATGATGTTCAAGTTATTATCGATGGACTACCAAAAAGTATCTCTAAACAATTTAAAGAAGCTGATCAAGTAATAGCGCTTGCTAGAAGCTTTAATGTATCAAGAGATCAAGATGAACGTAACGCTATACTGGAGAAAGTGAAAACCTTACTTACTCCTGCAAATCGCATTCAGCACCAAACTGATGGTCGTTTTGAGTTTGATGGAGGGAACAAAATGTATCTTAGAGGTACAACTGATCCTATTCCTAACTTCCTTGCGAAGAAACTTATGAAATGGCTTGAAGAAGGAGTGCCGTTAGACGGTTTGGTAAATTTCTGGAAGCATCTATTGTTAAATCCTGATAAGACTGTTAGAAAGCAGTTATATGGTTTCTTAGAGCATAATGGACATCCCATTACAGATAAAGGTTATTTCTTAGCTTATAAAGCTTGTAAAGTTAAAAGTACTTATGACACTGAAACCGGTGAGGAAAAGGTTCAGTTTAAGTATGACGCTGATACAGGTGAACAAGAGCAGAAATATACACAATCATTAACTTTTGCTCCATATCATAGTGGTGCGCACGGCATGGTAATTAAATGCGGTACGCCTATCACAATGCCGAGAGAAGATTGTGATTCAAATCCTGAACGTACTTGTTCTGCTGGCCTACATGTAGGTTCAATGGAATATGTTCATGACTTTGGATACAATGATGGTGTAATCTTAGAAGTTCTTGTAAGTCCGCGTAATGTTGTAGCAGTTCCGACTGATTACAATAATACAAAGATGAGAACATGTGAGTATTTCCCTATTGCTATTAGTAATGGTGAAAACGAAAACATTTTCTTAGAATCTGACTATACTGCATTTGATCACAAACAAATGAAAGTAGATTTACAAGAATATGAATCTGCCAAAAAGCAACAAATTAGTGATTTAGAAACTGAGTTAGCTCAGAATTCTGAAATCGCTGAAAGCTTGATGGCGTAATTATAATTAGTAAGAACGGGCCTCTTTGGCTTCCTCCATTGTGCCTTGGAGGCTCGTCTCCTTACGCTTAATTCGCTTATGAAACAATTAAAAATAGAAATTCCAAATTTTATTACACATGTTGCGAAAACGAACACAAAATATGTGAAAATAAACGGACAGAGATTATACACCGGTATGAATCATCATTTAAGAGCTTTGATTGTAAGAAGAATGCATAGATATATCCAACAATGGATTCCAAACGGATTAGATATTCGAAAAATGGGACCATTAAAGATAAAGTTAGAATTGCATACTGTTATAAATCATGGAGACATTAGGATGTATAAAGGAGACTTGAGATGGCGTCCACCTAAAAAAGGATACACCCCTAAATGGGATGTAGATAATTTATGGATATGGATAAAAAGCTTCCAAGACACTATAGTTGAAATGGGTTTAATAGACGACGATAATTGTGCTACGATACCACAAACAGGAGAGATAGAGTTTATTCCTGTTCCTACTATAGATGATAGAAAATTAGTATTTATTATAACACCTTATAAAAGGAAAAAAACGAAGAAAAAATGAAAATAGATCATTTAAGTCACTCTTCCCTTAGCGCTTTAAAAGTAAGCCCACAATATTTTATAAAATATAAAAACAAAGAACTAAACAAATCTAGTAAAGGATTTGAATTAGGATCTGCTATTCACTGCTATATATTAGAACATGATAAGTTCGATAGTAGATATGTGGTAGCAGACATACCAGTTATTGGTGGTATGATGGGAACTTTTATTGAGACTATGGTTGAAAATGAGGCTTTTGTTGCATCTACATTATATGACAGTACAGAAGACACACCTTCTGAATTTGTTATACATAGTGTAGACGAATTGTATGAGACTTGCTACTCAAAAGCAGGTTTTAAAACACCACTAGCTGGTGTCATAAAAAAGCTAGAAAAAGAAGAAAATAAAAATTACTTAGAGTTCTTAAGAAAATCTAAAGGCAAAGAAGTTTTATCGTCAGAAGATTATGTAATAATAGAACAATGCGCTGCTAGTGTCGCGGGACATGCTGTAGCAAGTAATATTTGTAATACCTCAGAGTTAAATAATGCTGAGGCTGAGAAGGAACTTTCTTGGACTTATAAGGATTATCCTTATTTAATTAAATCCATTATTGATAATTTAATACTTAACAAAGAAAATAAGTTAATTACAATAGTAGATCTTAAAACCACCGCTAAATCTGTATATAACTTTATGGGAGCTTATAGTTCTTATGGATATTATAGACAGATGGCAATTTATAAAGAAGCTGTTAATTGGTATCTTAGTGAATTGGGTGAAGATCCGCTAGAATATGATATAAAGTCATATATTGTAGTTGTTCAAACGACTGGACTTTGTGAGTGTGTGGTATATGAACCAGATAGCTTCGATTTATCTATAGCCATTGATGAATTCGAAAATTTGCTAGAAAGGTTTAAATGGCATCAAGACCACAACCGTTGGGATTACCCAATGGAGTATTATAGTAATAATGGTGTAATTAAAATCAAATTGTCAGATGATAAAATCTCTCGAATCAGAGAAAATTTTGAAGACTAAATCTTATGATTTTTTATTACCTTTAACAGGTTATTCTAGTATAGATTTAAATCCTTATTTAGTAAATGTATATCTTGGCGATACAAGTTTACTAGATTGGGATTTAAATTCTCCTGATATTTTTGTATTAACAAAATATAATGGGAATATGCGATATTATAATCTAGAGAAGCAAATAGAGAAACATGAAGATTTTAAAACCTCCTATTCTTTATTTAGAGGTAGATACATAATGTTTGTATTTACTATAAATAAGGAATTTAAGAAAGATTATGAACGATTCTTACGAGGTAAATATTCAGAATTTTCTCACCCCGCTAAAATTCGATTAATGAAAGATCGTAGTATTAAAAGTGCCATTCCGTTTGTCCTCGATAAAGGACAGTCACTGCGTACGTACTGGGAAGAAAAACTAGACGCGCAGCTACCAGACAATTCAGAAGTATGGCCTATTGTAAATTACAATCAAGAGTTATTTGATAGGGTTAAGTTTAAGAAACAGATGGGAATAAACACAGATTTACCGGCTAATTTAGTCCGGTAAGTCTGTCTCATCGTCCATAGGTATCTTATAAGTAAACTTTCCTTGTTTTTTTTTATTCTCACTGCTTAACTGTATTTCCCTCTCTTTACAGATCTTAAGGACATTACATTTTTCGTACTCCTCTGTTTCTATATAGTAGTCTATAAGGACATCAAAAATAGTTAGACTATCAAAATCAGTTAAGAGCCAGAATAGCTTTTCAGGAAAAATATCAAAATCGTAATTATTTATAACTAATGTATACGTATTTTCCATGGACTGTCTCTTAATAGATTCTTTTTGTTTATCTGTTAATAAATCCAAGTCAGAGTCTTCTGGATCATAAAAAAAATTCTCTAAATTATCAGGCATTATTTATCTATTTTAAATCAAACCAGCTAAGCTTATCTTCAGGTTTCGTGTACCATTCCTTACCTGGTAAGATGTTATGGAATCGTTTTAATATTTTTGGATCATCTTTCTTATACCTTCCTGCATCTCTTTTATATCTTTCGTAGTCTCCTCCAGTCATTAATGATGATCCGTCACTCATTAACTGACTAATAAATTTCCAATATGCTTCAATAGTAGTCATGTTTGCTGCAGGTGTTCTTAATATCTCAAAGAATGATGAGGTAGTATAGAAGCCCATTTCAGCTTGTACTCTTTTAACGTTGTAGAGCATCTGCCAATCAAGCGCGGTCATATTTGCCGATCCGTCTTCGTCGTCTGGGTCATATCCAAATCCTAGTGAACTTCCTAATAGTGTTAGCATAAAGTATCCTACACTTTCACCTAAAGCTCTTCTAATATTCTGTTGCTCAAACTCTTCTAATTTTTTCCACTGCTGTGGTAGAGTTTGGAATCGCATAGCCATCACTTCTTTCTTTATTCTATTCATAAACTTAAGCGCCGTAACATAATTACCTTCAGTAAATGATTGTAGTCTTTCATTATATTCAGGCCCTCTAAACTTAGAGTCTTTATTATAAAATAATTTCTCTGCGCCTTGGAATCTACGAAGCATTCCTGGACGTAACCACTTACGGAACTGCATTGCCCATCTACCCACTGCATATTGTTGTAAAGCATTTCTGTCTTTAGTATTATATATACCATGGATACGTTGATAAGCCGCAGCTGCTCTTTCAGCAAATAATATTCTATCTGTATCACTAAACTGCTCTGCCACTTCAGAATCTAATTCAAGACGACCATCTACTACTGAATATGCATCATATAAATTTACTTCACCTTTAGATGTTTTAAATTTAGTATTCAACATCTGAGCAACAGCCATTTGGCTTTGTATTGCATGCTCTCCTAATGACATCATAAAGAATAATGCTGAAGCATTAGTTCTTAAGCCTAGTTTTCTATGCTCTAATCTATTTCCATATTCATCAAAATGTTGTTGGAAATCAAATAATTCATTTATCATTCCTAATTTCGAACTAGGTTGTCTAGACATTACATCTTTAGTTAACCCTCCAATACTTGCTGCATAAATCCCAGTAGCTTTTAAGTAATTTCCTACACCGTAGTGCTGATTAGCATACCCTTCAATAAAACTCATCATTTCACCGAACGTTGCATTAGATAAACCGGCGTGTTTATTCAGTGCCAAGACACGGAAACTTCCTGCCTGTAAGAATGCATCTAGAGATTGTGCTATATCTATCTCTTTACCCATAATAGTTACTGCTCCCATATCTTTTTTACGTTTACCGTATACTTGCATATCAAAGTAGTCACTTAATCTAGCATAAGCTCTTGAGTCTTCTCCGGCTACAGTAATATCTTTTCCTATCTGATCTTTCTTAGCTATACCAGATGATAGCTTAGTAACTCTTCTTGTTTTTATTAGCTCTTTACCTACTTCAAGTACATCAAGTATCTCTGACATTTCTTTAAAGTTGTTTGCCATAGTAAAGAACATTTTTAAACCAGAACCTAGATCATATGATAAGTCTTCTGGACTTAATTGTCCTTCTTGATTACCAATAGCTCGTGAATAATGTACAGGTACAAAATCTAATGGGTTACCCGCAGCATCTACATACTCTCCATAAGAAACATTATCTTCATGTTTTGTAAATGTTTCAGTCCACATTTCTTTAGCTGCATCCTTTAACCTTGTAGGGAACTTTCCTTTTTTCTCTAAAACTTTCTCCGCAGCTGTAGCTCTTAATGATGGTAATTGAGCTCCTTTTCTATATTGAGTTGGTAAGAGTTTTTGAGCATACATGTAATTTTCTACATAGAATTCATAAAACACCCTTCTCGGATCTTCCTTACTCATGTTTGCTATATCTTTAAACTTCTGACTCTGATAATCTTTTGCTTGATTTTCTCTGTAAAACTCTTGCCATTCTTCTTTGCTATTACTAAAGTTTTCACTATCCATAAACTCTTGCTTTAACTCTCTCCATCTAACTTCTTGCGCTGTAACAACGTTTCCTGTATAATTTCCATCAGTGTCTTGTTCTAACATAAAGTCATAAACTTCTCTGTTATTATATAAGTTTACACCATTATCAAACTGATACTTTTCAAGATCCTTCATAATTTTCATAAGACTTTTCGTAGTCTTAGTACCATACATTAATTCCTGAGTGGCCTGATTTACTTTACCTCTTTGTAATACAATAAGTTTATCCATTGTAGCTAGCTCAGTTTGCGTTGAATCTCCTAAAGAGTCTAACCATCTAGCCATAAATGTTATATCTCGACCTGCAGTTAATAATTCTGCTTCTAATTTCTCTACAGTTACATTAGGATTAGTACTTAATTTAGCTAAAGCTTCTGCTATTAAAGGTCTTCCAAGGGCTTTATACTCTTCATATACTAAATTTTTCTTTGCAATAGCAGGCATTACATATTTCTCGATCATATTTTCGAAACCAGACTCTACTAACATAGGAGCCATCAATGTAATTTCTTCTAGACTATCATAAGATTTTACAAACTGATATATTTGATTTAAATTCTTTGGAGTAACTGCATTGTTTCTTACTAGCTCTTTTAATCTACCATGTGCAGCATTTATATCTCTTATTGCACGTTTAGTAAATGTAATCAATCCTTCCTTTTCCCCTATTTCATCTAATTCATTATATAACTCTTGTAATTTATCTGAATATTCTTTATTATTAGATTTTTTATAGAAATCAATCTTTCTTAATATTTGATTTTTAGCGTTTTCAAATACACGGGCTACTGCGTCTTGTTCTTTTTCTATCTTTTTATTTGCCGCATCAAACTCAGGGGATATATAACTAATAGCGCTTTTAATTACTTTCTTGCTAATAGGTTTCATATTGTTTAACTTATTTATCACCGGAGTGTTAGAAGTTGCAAGCCCAATATTATCAAATGTTATATTTCCATCTATATCCATAGTTACATCTGCTTCTAATGGTACTATATTTATTTCATCTATTGTAATTCCTTTTTCTTCTATTATATGTTTATAGAAAGAGAGTTGTAATCTATATTTATTAAGTAAAGTATTAGGTATAGATGCAAGAGCTCCTTTAAATGCAGGTAAAGATTGTTCTATATTTCCAAATTTACCTCTCATTTTTGTTTTAAAGTCATGTATAATTTTTCTACCAGTAGGAGTAATCTCAATAATATCTACTGAACCTGCTAATAGATCTGATTTATCTGCTACTTTAACTTCTGAGTATAATGTACTTCCATCATTTATCTTAGCTTCTACCCATGCTTTTAAATTAGGTAACGCTTTTTTAAATGCTCCTCGGTGCTCTTCAGGAACCGCAGCTAAAGCAACTTCATCTGTTTGTTGTTGTACAAGCTGTTCCATTACGTTATGCAAACCAGTTCCCATGTCATCTCTTAAGAAATCCCACAACTTCTGTACTTTATTTGCCGTGTTAAACACATTACCTTCTTTTCTATTATTAGCTGCTACTTTCTCTGCCATTTCTTGTTGATTAAATGGATCCTGGAATATCTCAAGTAATCTACTTACTCTGTTCATTTTTACACCGTCTTGAACATAATAGTTATCCTGCTCAGTAGGCGCCATAATCATGTTACTTTCCCCAATAAGCTGATTCATAGCATCTTTTTGTGAGTAGTTTTTTAAATAAGGTATTTTAGAAGCAGCTAATGCCGTACCTCTTTTAAGTAACTGCGCTGCTAATCCTGTAATGTTCTGAGTTTGTAATGCATAGTATTTATTTATACCGATGTTTTCTATGCTAAGTCCTCCCGGATTTACACCAGATGTTATTGCTACTGCTGCAGGTCCTAATACTTCAGATAATTGTGCAGATAAATCATTAGCAGCTGTATTGCCTCCTCTAAAGAAACGTTTAATAGATTCCCATAAGTTTCTAAGTGTATTCATTAATCCAGATCCACGTACAAACTCAGGTTCTATTCCTAACTCTTGTCCTACAATATATCTACTAAGAACTTTCCCGGCGGCTTCTTTAATGAACTGCTCGTCTGTAGTATACACTCCCTCATATTCTTTTAGTACATCTTGATAAAGTTTTGTTTGGCTAACTAAATCAAATAGCCTCGTCTTAAGCGGGCTCTGATCCATCATCTCTATGTAGAAATGGCCTGCTTCTTCTGGTAATGTATACCTATCTCTGCTATTTTGTATTTGTACAACTTTATTTGCCATGTCTGCAACACCTATAGCATCAAGGCCTAATTTTTCTTTAAGATTATCATATTTTTCTACTGGTATATTAAAGTGTTCTAATAACCAAGTTTCTAATCTAGCATCTAAATCTGCTAATATACTTTCTTTAACCACTGGAGATAGTTGCGGCATAATATCATTAATACTTGAAGTACTTCCAGGGTTCTCTTCTTCTGTAATATCAGTAATTGTAGGATTAAGTTGTTTCGATGGAGCTGGGTTAAGTACTTTATTTCTTGGATGTACACTCTCTAACATTAAAGTCTCTCCTGCCATTTCTACATATTTAAACCTTTCACCTAAAGGTTGTATCTCTTCATATATAGCTCCTGTTTTAGAATCTCTTACATGCTTATATAATCTAAACTTTCCTTCATTAAAAGATTTAAAGTATGATACATATTCATCTACTAGAGGATCCACTGAAGGAACTACTAGATTATTATTAGCATCTTCATGTACAAAGTATTCATTTTGAGTCATATTTAATGACTTTCTCATATTATCACTAGTTGATAAATTTTTACTGTCTACAGTTTTTAATAAATTACGGTCTGTAAACATGTTTCTTATAATCTGTTCCGCGGCACCTTCATCAAAATAATTAGCATACCCCATACCTCTTTCTTCTTTTCTAAAGAAGTCTGTTAGTCCTGAAGCACTCCAGTATGACATAGGTACTAAATCTACAAATGAGTTAGGTCCTAACATAAATCCTGATGTAAGTACAGAGTATCGAACTAAGTCTTGAGCTAAGTTTCTTACTTCTGCTCTTGGGTCCATAAGTAATTCAGCCCATCTATCTGTTATTTTATTCTTTTGGGCTGGGCTTAATTTTGTTGTATTATTAAATGCTATAGTTTGTAAAAATTGAGCTCTTCCAGTATTCTCTGCAGAGTTATATAACATACCTAAGAATGGATCATTCTGTAGATTGTACTTCTTTTTGATTCTAATTACATCATTAAGAAGAGATGTAGGTTTGTTAAACAACTTCTTCTGCAATGCATCTCTTTTATTATATAATAAATCTCCAAATGGTGATGTACGTTTAGTTAATGAATAAAATAATCCAAAACTATTTATCACATCAGACAAGTCTGGCGTCATTATACCATCTCTTTGCCCTGTTAATTGTGCAATATTTGTTTTTAATAAGCTAAACCCGGGCCCATTGAATGGTACAAACTGTCCTGTAAATTGTTCAGCTGCTTTTATTCCATAATTTATGTATGCATCTATCCTATCAGTAGAGTTTCCAATATTAATAGCTGAAGATTCACTGTTTAAATATGTTACAGTATTATTAAACTGTTCTAAAAAGCTAAGCCTACTAAAGTTTTTCAGTGTTTCTGGACTCACAATCATGTTAAACTTCGATAAATCTCTACCCGCTTGTAAGTATCTTAACATGTCATATAGAATCTGTGTCTGTCTTTTAGCTAATTCTTTATCTGCTAACGTTCCTCCTAAATCCTTTTTCAAAGAAGCTGCGCTAGGTGTATGTATTGTTTGCTCTCTAAGTAATTCAAATGTATCCAACATCTCATACTTCTTAGCTATATCTTTTGCAATAGCATAGTCTGTCTTTTCTTCTTGTAAATTTCTTTCTGCAAAAAATTCTCTTAGTATAGGCTGATTAATAAAATCTAACGCTACACCTTCATTACTAAATCCTATTCTATTTAATAAAGATACAACTCCATTATTATAAACAGTTACTCCGGCTCTACCAATTCTTTGATACTTAGCATTATCTAATGCTTCGTTTTGGTTTTCAGAAATATAACTTGATATAAATTGTCCATTAAATCCTAGTACTCTACTTAAATTTGTGTGTGACCTCGACCCCTCAGCCTGAATATTAACAGCAAAATCATCTTTTAATTTTACATCCATGTCTTGTGCTACTGCGTGACCTGTAGAATGTAATGAAAATAATCCAATCAGTAAAGCCGCATCTTTGTTAATCTTTTCTAAGTACATGTCAGCAGCTGTAGAGTTGATATTAAGATCAGATAAGTTAGGTACAATTCCTAATTTCTCATACTCTGCTAGTTTTAATGTATATGTATTACTATCTAGTGGATCCATTAACTCCTTAACGTGATGCTTAGATGTAATAATAGATTGTCTTATATCGAACAATGCATTTGTTAATGCTTTATCAGATACTCCAGTAAAATCTTTTTTCGTTTCATATATATCTGCATTAAATGCACTAATCTTTGTTTTAGCTTTAGATATTTCTGGGAACATAAGATACATTTTATCAATATCAAAGTCACTACCCATCATTGTAGTTATTTCAGCCGGTAATATAATTACACCTCCCATGTTTTCTGGTAAAACTTTAGTAATCTTAAGAGATAACATAGAGTTTTTACCCTGTGTAGGAATACGGTAGCCCATAATCTCAAATAATTGCTGGTCTACATTAGAGTCTACAGTATCTCCTGGCTTTAATCCAAGCTTAGCTGCTAACTCATAAGGTAATGCTACTTCAGCATACACTCCTCCATTAGCATGTTGTCGTATTTCAAGTTGAGAATCTAGTTCGTATCCAAATTCAGCTACCTGAACCACACTCATACCATTAAATCTTTGCTTAAGAACTCTATTCTTAAATAGGGATAGTAAAATACTTTCAAACCTTTTTGCAAATGGCGGGAAAGATAGTGGCGCTTCAAATCCATAAGCGTTAACATCGTCTACTAGCTTTTCTATTTTCATAGCTAAGTAATAGTTGTCTGGTAAATCTCTTTCTTCTAGGCTATTAATAGCTACATCTTTAACTTTTAATAAGAAATCTAATTGAGCTTTATTTCTAGTTTCTAGGTCTGTTGATTGTATAGCCTGCTGATAAGAATCCCATCCAAGTTCATTGGTTAATGCATCATGAGACCTTTTTATACGCTCTGCATATATTTCATTATATAGATCTTTTATTTGCTTACCATTATACTTACCTCCAAATACATTATAATTATAACTATCTAAAATATTTGATAGTATTAGTTTTGCCATCTGTGTTCCGTCTAATGGTGCTTTTGTTTTTGTTTCTATTACTTGAGGAGATCTTAAATTTTTAGTTTCTAATATCTCTACATTTAATCCTTCTAGATTAGAAATATTTTCTATACCTGATGCTCCTACTTTAAGGGCAGACTCAAAGTTTGCCATATCAATAGGTTGTAACCCTTTATATTTACCGACTGCTTCCATACGTTGTCTTAGATTATTTAAGGATACTTGTTCTTCAGTACCTTTAAACATTTCAGTAAACTCTCTTATTAAAGGAATCGTCGAATGCTTTATTTGTTCAAACGTTATAGTTTGATTGCCCTGAGAATCTGTTATAAGTCTTTCTCCAAAGTAATATGTCTTTCTAGGATTTAATAATAATTTTTTAGATGCTGGGTCTCCCATTAATCCTTTTACCCAATATTTATTATACGCATCAGTATGCTCATCAGTCCAGGTTCCATCTGACTCCATTAAATTTTTATGGAATTCTAAAGTAGTAAACCCTTGTGCATCAGTCTTGTTAATTTTTGTATATGCATTAGCAATTCTTTTTGCTTCCTTTGTTTCTGTGCCTGCATTTTCTAATATTTTTTGGAACCTTGCTGTATCACCATCTTTAAATATATCTTCTAAAATAGTGTGAGTGAATTTAGGCTTAAGTCCATACTGCTTCTGCTCATTCCATACCGGCTCAAGTCCAGGAGTAATTGATTGATAAGCTCTTTTTCCTGCTTCTATAATTGGATTACCTGTGTCATCAGTTTTATAGTATGCTAAATCAGGACCAAATGTAGTTTGCATATAAGTTTTATATACTAAATCATTAACCGCAAATCTAGTTATAGCTGTAGTTATATCATTGTTTATTATATCTCCACGTAATGCAGACATAGGCAAAGACTCATTAGTTATAGAAGATCCAGTTACATTAATTGCTCCTGCTTCTGCAAATGCTGTTATAGTTTGCTGAACATTATCTTGTAAGTACTTTAATAACCCTTCTTTTAATCCAACTCTAAGCTCTTCAATCTGAGCCATACTAGAAGCATTAACACCTTTTCTTATAAGCCCTCCTTGATTAAATATTTTATACTTAGGGTCATTTAGTTGTGGGAATTGTATAAATCTAGTTCCATTACCTTGTTGGTCTCCTGGTTTATTTTTATAGTGTACATTCTGTCTTTGTTCTGATAATGCAATAGGATTAAATCCTGATAATTGATCATTAGTCTTAGCTATTCTAGCCATTTCACCAAGGGCTGCAGGCATTAATAGTTCAACTCCAGTTTCATACCAACCATCTAGTCCAGTCTTACCGGATTTCCATAAACCTAATGCAGCATTTTCAGGCCCTATCTTTGGTAAGCTTAAGAATTTCCATTGTGTTTTATCTCCTTTAGTACCTGTATTAAATTCTCCATACTTAAATCCATTATTATAGAACATTGCAAATCTAGATATTGCAGATAGTTTCTGATTCATAGTATCATATGCATTAGATCTACTAGCTGCATTCTTTTCTTTAACAACATCAAATGTACTTAAGGCAAAATTAGCTCTTACTTCAGGATTATTAAATAATAAATCTAAGATTAAATGTCTGTATTTTTCTGTAGGACTATAGAACACATCATTATATCTCGATAAAATAGCAGCTTCATAAGTTTCTTCCGAGCTTAGTTCTAATGTAGTCTTAGAATCATATGTATTTAAATTAATTGCATAGATAGGTTTTTTGTTACCGCTCATAAATGATGCGATGTAATTGTCTATAGTATAATCTACAGCAAGTTCTGCTAGATTTTTAAGCGCTGCAGACTCCATATTACCAGCCATATATGGGCTTATCCCACTTTCTAATGCTCTTAGTATTCCGGCTCCGAATGAATTAGTACCTCTCATGTACTGTTCTAGGTCTATTGCTCTTACCGTTTCATCATTATAAATACCTTCCCATACTACATTATCGAATTTAATACCTACCATATCTAGGGTATCCTTCATGATTCTTAAGTACTGCCCTTTATGTTCTTGGTTTGTAAGATCTCCCTGGTTTTTTAATAAAGGTAATAGTTTATCATAAGATTGTCTTATTTTTTCTACTTCAGTTAAATCTATTAAATCATTTTCTCCATTTTCTTCTTGGAATACTGGACTTTCTAATCTATTAGAATTCCATATATTAATAATTTGATTCTTTAATCCATTTCTATTTGTAAGGATTGTTCTAGTTTCTCCGTTCTCATCTAGTAATAGAGTTTTAAACTGGATATTTTGTTTATTGAAATGCGCAACAAATTTATTCTGCCATTGTGGAGATGATGCTGCGTATACTGTTAATACTTCACTAGCCATAGGGTGGCCTTTTTCTGCTAGCTTTTCTAATCTATTTAATACATTACCGCCAGGTGTATTAGCTAACGCTACAGACAGATATGCATACACCTCATCAAATGGTAAATATCTATTAGACCCTAAAAACTTTCCTTTTTCGGATTTAATAAAACCTAATTCAATTTTAATATCTTTAGATAATGTAGGCTTAGTTGAGCTATGATAATAATTAACTCCATGTATACGCTCTTTACTTTGCTCTTCATTTAAAGCTACTTGTTCATCTAAAGATACATCATCATTAGCTTCAATCTCAGTAGTTGTTTCTTCTACAAACGGAACAGTCTCTGTATCAATTTTACCATCTCGCTTTATTTTATACTTTATACCAAATTGATTGTCTAATGCTTTAACTGCTAAGCTTTCAAACCCGGGGCTAACTAAATTATCTAAATCATCTGTTCTATCTTTCCAGTTATTTTCTTGGGCTACTAACATAAAGTTATTACCTATTTTTCTAAGTGTCTCATTCTCAGATTGTTGTAATCTTTCTCCTGTTTCTATAAAACCTTGTTGTAACTTAGAGTAAGTAGATTTCATAAGTTTAGGGTCTTTCATTACCTCTAACCACTTATCTCCATACTCTTCTTGTAATTTATTTTTTAGATTATAGTTCATAACCCCTACAATTTCATCAACTTGTTCTACTGTAAATCCAGTTTTCTCACGGAGTAAAGGTGCTTGTACTTGAGACTGTAATGCTGCATCTTCTTGAGGTAATATAAAATCTCTGTTAGTAATATCTCTAAACAAAGTTTCTATTGCAGAACTCATTCCTAACATATTCTTTATGTAATAAAGTAGTTCTTTAAAGAATTTTTTAATTGTAGAACCTAATCCTGACTCGTCTTCTGTAAGCCTATAGTTCATAAACTCTTCAGCTAAACGAGTTTCAATATCCGCTTCTTGTCCGTATTTATTTATAGCCTCCATCTCTATAGAAGTTTTTTCTTCAGGTGTTAGATGTAGATCATATATACGACGGAAAGCTTCCCAATACATAGTTCCTGTAGGAGCATTCTCTGCAACAGTAACCATGCCTCTATGATAATAACCAAAAGCTTGTCTACCATCTTTTAATGTTATATATTTTAATCTGTTTAGAACAGTAAGACCCTCTTCTCCAAATCTAGATAGAAACCACTGCTTTTCTATATCGCTTATTAAATCAACAGCTCCTTCTAAATCTTCATATTTTCTAAACTTTATATCTATATCTTCATCAAGTTTATTTGGATCAATCTCTTCTATTGTATCAGTTGTAGTATCAGTAATCTCTGTACTACTTTCGTCTCCAAACACATCAGTAACTCTTTGTACTTCAGGCTCGTCTACAAGTATATCAACATTTTGACCTAACACTTCTCGAGCTTCTTCTTGCTCTGCTTCTATAATAATTTCCGGTGTACCTATAACTTCTACACCTTCATTTATAAAGTCTGGCATTTGATTTTTAACTGGAGTTCCTTCTTCTATATATATCTTAGCATGATGAAACTTCTGAGAACTTCCTCCTGGAACATCAGTTGTAACAATACCCATTTCAGATAAATAAGTATTATAATCTTTAAAAGATTCATTTTGTAGTGGACTAAAATATTCTTGCTTAGAATTAATTAAATGTTTTTGAACATTAAATACTTTTGTTGCTAAGTAATCTCTAATGATTGTTGGGATCTGACCGAACTGAGAAATGTCTTCGCTTCTTCTAAGCTCATGAGATATTACATTTCCTTGAGAATCATATTCTTTAAATAAGAAAGGCTTACCATCCATAGCATCTTGGAAATTATTTCTCATCTTATCTCCAAGACCCTCCATATTATACTGTATACCAATTACTCTATTTGTTCCTGGAATAGGTATTTTAACTACTAGATTATCCATAGCTAATATACGTTTACTATTGGCCTGTTTAAATGTTTGATCTTGTCTAGCTCCTACTGGAGTATATACAATTTTATTTACTAACTCTCTTTTCTCTTTAGGAGCTACTCCTTGCATTTTAATAATCTCTATTACTTTATCTATAGCTTTTTCTGTAAGTAATGAAGTCTCTGCTCTTACTGGAACCATTTGTCCGTTAGCAGACTCTAACGCTATATAGACTCTTCCTTGCTCAATATAAGATGTAGGAGAAACACTTACATCACTGTTATTATATCTAACAGTTTGATCTTGCCCTACACCTATAATCATGTCACCGCTAATAGGACGTTGTATAGATTTACCATCTTTTTTAATATTAATTACATACCCAGAAGTCTTTCCTGCTATCGTAGCTGTAACATCTTTAGTTCCCATTGCAGCAATCCTTGTTCTAAATGCACGGCTTTGTGCAGTTTTTTTACTTAGAACAGATAAAACTTTACTCGGGTCAGATGCTAATCTTACAGTAACTACCACATCGCCTGATTGGCTAGATGGATAGTATTTATATTCTGGTTCAATTCGTAAGATGACTTTTGTACCTACTCCTAAATCTGGACTATTTAATAGTTTAAAATCAAATAAATCTTTTTCTTTTACGGCATCAGGAACTACTATTAATACTTGTTGCTCTCCTTTAACTTGTTTCTTTTGGTAATCCCATCCTTGCCAAGGTGCCATTTTACTTTCTTCTACTATTCTTCCTCCTTCGTAAATAGGTTTATCGTTTACTAATAATGGCGGATTATAATATACAAGTTGTACTCTATCATTACTTTCATCTTCTAATTGCTGCAACTCAGTTGGAGTAAGTTCTGTAATATCTTTAAAATAAAAACCTCCTTTCTTTCCCGGTGCAGTCCACATTGGTATAAGCATACCATCTTTATCTTTAGCCTGAGTAAATTTACCATTAGGCCCTACTACACTTATTACTTGTGGTTGAAAGAATTCAAGGTAAGCTTTTTGTAAAGCAGGTTGAGTCTGTGTAGTAGCTCCAGGTACAGTAACTATAGATCCCTCTTCTTCTTTGACTGTTTTTCCTGATTGCGGATCCTCAGTAGCTTCGATAATAGCATTTTGCTCTTCGATAGCAGAGACCGCATCTGGGTTTTCGACTGTTGGTATTTCTCCTTCATTAGTTATTTCTTCGATTTGACCCTGATTAACTTCTATTGATTCTCCGAGGACATCAATAAGCTCTCCTTGTTCTGTTATTTCTAACTTTGATTGGGAGGCGTTTGGCCCGGCTTCGCTCGTTCTATTTTCTGCATTGAGTTCAGCGGTAATCCTTTCCTCAGTTTTCGCAGGGTCTTCACTCTGCTCCACTTGTCCTTCGCTAAAAGCGTTTTCTGTAAGTCTAGGGGCAGCAGCCGGTTTAGTTGAGTTAGCTTCATTGTATTTATTTTTAATATTATTAATTGTTTCTTGTATAGCATTTGATAACTGTATATTAGCTTGTCTTCTTACAGCTACAGACTCCGTCCCTTCTACAAGGGCTCCATCAATATCTTTAACAACTAAAGAGCCATCAAACAGATCTGTCTCATAAGTGACTATATATTCGTTACCGTTTTGTTCTATTATTAAGAAATCATTATTAACTAGATTTCTAAACGCAGTTCTTTTAACCGCTTCTAAGGTTTCAATAACATCTGCAATCTCATAAGTAACCAAAGGATTTGTAAATGTAACTTTTTTACCATTCCATTTAGTTAATGTAACTGATACAACACTACCACTTGCGTCATATTCAATAGCATCTACTGGATTATCTGATAGATTATTAAAGTATTCATTATTAATGTTGAATGTTTTACCATCTGCATTTATTTCTATGCCTAGTAAATCATCTCTTCTAAGTAACATATCTAGAGACCCTAATGTAGGCCCCTGTGTAAATTGCCCTAAAGCATTTCTATATCTTGAATCATGAGCTGATGGACTTTCATCTACAATATATTCTGTAAGAGTAGTTCCATCTCGGAATATTAGTTCATTTGTTTCAGCATCTCTATAAATAGATCCAACTTTATTCCCCCAAACAACTCCTACAGTTTGTATTACTTCATCAAACAATTCAGAGATAGGCATGTTAATACTCTCAGCATCACCATAAAGATAAGCAGTACTTCTTCCTTGAGTCTCTCTCCACTCCTGTTCCATCTTAGCACGCTTTGCCGCATCTCTTCTGCTAAGTTTTGGATTAAAAAGTTCTTTCTTAAGCTCTTCTATTTTACGGCCTATCTCATCATTAATCTCTTTTCTAGCTTGCTCTGCTAAGTTTTTTAAATTAGTTTTATTTTCTTCATAGGATTTTTGAATTGATTGTTCTTCTTTAGCGTTTCTAAAAGCCTCTATAAATTCATTATAAAATTCTTGTATTTTTATATTGTCTGGATACTGAGCAAAAAATTCTGTAACTTGCTCTTCAGTCATTTCAGGATTCTTTTTTACAGCCTCCTTAAAATCCTCTATAATACCATTGTTTTCAGCTTCTTCTTTAATACGTTCTTTACCTACTACTGCTATATCGCCTAATGCTTCTGCTTCTGAACTATTAGAATAATAAGGATTCTCCTCTTTTAATAAATCTTGTAATCTATTCCAAGCTGCATCTCTATTCCAAGTAAATAATTGCTTTTTATTTTGCAGTGTAACAAGACTACCTTTATCAACTTTACTTAAGAAGTCATTCTCTGCTCTTAGGTCTTTATCTTCATATGTCTCTTCAGAAGCTTTCTTTAATACATTTTCTTCTGTTTCATTTCTAGCAATTAGATCCTGTAAGTTATTTATATATTGATTAAAGTTTTCTGCTAATGCTTTAGACTTTTCTTTCTCTTCTTTTGTTGCGGTTGTATCGTTTGCTACATCTTCTGCTCTTTCTTTTGCAAGCTCAAATTTACTAAGCTGATCTTGTAATGATCTTTTCTTTAATTGCAGTTCATGTCTTTGTTTTGTATTAGGCCCAATATTATATTGCTCAACATTATAAATATCATCATTAATATTTTGTTCTATCTGTTGATCTATTTCTTTAATGAGCTTATCATACATAGTAACACTCATATCTAACTCTGTAAGAGCTCCCGCAACACCTGCTCCCCATTTAGAACTTGTTGCTCTATTTCTATAATTATTAAATTTCTTTTCAGTAGTTCTTAAGATGTTTATTAAATCTGCTTTTCTTGTAGCTAATTCAGACTCAGATTGTCCTGTTTCTTTTAGCATATCAGTAAATGCGGGATCATTCATCATCTCTTCTAGCTGATCCATATTTCCGGCTTGTGCTGAATTAAGCGCTAGCTGTAATGCCATAAGCTCATCTTGCTCTCTTGCTCCTTGTACGTCACCATTTTCTATAGCCTTTCTTCTTTTTTCTAAAGATTTTTGTATAAGATCGGCTCTTCCTCCTATCTCTTTCAGTCTAGCCTGATCTAAAGCTGCTTGAGCTTTTCTATTTTTTATTGTTGCTACACCACTAAAAATACCCCCTCCTATAGTACCCATTGTAGTAGCCGCCCAAAAATCTCCTCTAGATGCATAATCATTCATACGATTAACCCAGCTTGACCCAGACATAAACTCTCTGTTTTCATAGCCAGTATTACCCATCATTATATCTCCAAGGCGTATACCTTCTTGCATACTCATAAAGTTAATCTGCTCTTCTATACCTTCTGAGTAAGCCCATAATGCTGGAGGTATAACAGGTTTAATATAATTGTAAGCTTTGCCTATTCTTGTCTTAGGAACTTTAGGCGCTTTAAGTGTAGCATTTTGAGCTTTTTGTACTTTAGTTGAATGTCTACCAAATATGTTTGCTCCTGGACGAGTACTAAATTTCATTGGACCAAACCATAATCCTGCTTGAAGTATATCAAATCCAACATTACTCCAGTTTAGACTATAAGAATTAGATGCAGCCTGTCCTGCAACATGATTTGCTATTTTATCTTTTGCATAAGGATCGCCAGCTTTAATACCTAACTCTTTTAAAATAGCTTCACCATTTGAAGAGTTTATAAAATTATCAAAATTCTTAGGATCTTGTAAGTAGTCCAAATTCTTTTGGAATGAATGATCCCATGTTTCTCCAGCCTCTCTAAAGTTTTCCATATGCCTCATAGAAATACCCATAGCCATAGAGTTTCTTACGAAGTTAGTAGCTCTACCAGCAGTCAATGCTCCTTGTAGTTTACGTGAAGCATTTGCTACCATCGCACTTCTAGAACCTTTACCCGCTCCTGCTAAATATCTCATCCCTCTACCCATATAAGCAGCTCCTCTAGCTGCAACCATACCCGGAATAAGTAAGGATAGTGTAGATGCAACAGACACTCCATTTGATGCCCACCATCCTGAATCATAAGGGTCCCATCCTCTACCTGGATTTTCCTGGTATATAGGTGTAAACTCTTTTGTAGCTTCTCTTATATCTCCACCTAAATCAGTTAACCAATTTTGAAAGTCACTTTCCCAAGGCATTTTACCCATAAACATACCACCAATAGCATCTCCTAATGCGCCAAAACCTTCTAATGTTCCACCTCCAACCTCACCTATAATAGCTTGATTTAAAAATCCTCCAAGCTGTTGCATACCTGATTGTTCGCTGGCTCTTCTACTATTTATATTATGTATATTTTCTATATCCCAATTAACATCAGGCATAGCATTATAGTCCGCCTCAAATACAGTAGGTGTTTGAAACCTTTGATTTGAGTTTGCTTGCGTATATCTAATAACATCTAATGAGTTTTCAATATCTAAAGGATACTGTACAGCATCTTCATTGCTTGGTAATTGTGGACCGCTTTCATCTTGTGGTAAAGCAGTAATTGGATTTAATGTAGTATTCATCTTTGCTATATCCAAAGATGAGCCTTTTTTAGGTTCTCCCATTTAAACTAATTTTAGTTTATTAATATGTTTACCATGACGGATAAACCGCTGGCGTTTCTGTTCTAAATTCTCCTGCTGACCAATGCCACCATTCTTCATCGAATTGTCTTATTGGTTGTAAGTCTTCACCTCTAATACCAGTATTACGTGGCGAAGATAGTGAATTATATACAGACGTTAATTGGTTCTTTAAGAAATTTTCAAATAGTAACGAACCATTAGATTTTAATTCTGATATTCTTACACCTCTTTGAGTTCCGGTTTTACCTTCACCTGTATTTTTTGTTCCTATAGTAGTAACTGAATTAGATCCTACGGACGCAATATTCTCTGATGTAGTTAATATTAAGTCATAGTCACCTTTAGTTTGGCTAAGATCGATAGCTTGACCCATAACATGGAATCCTCCTACATTCGGATTTGCTATAGGATCGCCTTTTCTGCCTCCATCTACCCAAGCAGTATATTTATTCAACTGTTCTTGATAAGTTCTGTTAGAATTATTAATAGGAATAGCTGCGCCATTATACATACCGTTTCCATTTACCCAATTTAGTGTAATGTCTCCACTTACTATTGCAGCCTGTACTGTAGTCTCTGTTCCATCAGAAAGAATTACCGGAGTATCTTTATACTCTTCTCCTAATTTATCAGCAACCATCTCAAGTGTGTCTCTTGACTTACTACTATAATCCAGTTCAGCAGTCATTACTTGATTTGCAAACTTAATATTTGTTCCTAATAATCCATGATTAGTCGTACCAAATAACATGTTCTTTTCTATTCTGTCTCCTGAATAAGATGTTTGTCCGGGGCTTAATTTAGTTGAATATGGCATTCCGGTTATATCTATTTCTCTAGCTTCTGAAGTCTCAGTAACTGGAGCGTTTTGTACAGCTATAGGATAGTTTCCTGTAGGCTTGTTCTCTGACATATGGTTCTTCCAGAACTCTAATGAACCAGAGAATTGAGGAGAATTTAATGCAATTAATTGCGATAACTGACTAGCTTCTATATCTGTTGGGAATAGTTCCTGTCCAGTAGTGTATTCATAAGATCCGTCTGGATTTATAGCTGCTACTAAACCTGCTTGCGGTCTAAATAAAAACTCACTATTAACTATAGGAGTTCCTTCAGGAGTTTGGTTAAAGTAATACATACCTAACATTCTTCCATCACCGTCTCTATACATACTTGGAGCAACGTTTCCATTAATTGTTGCCGCTGATTGTATATCCATTTGAGCTGCAAAATTATTATTAAATACCATCTTCTCTGTAGGAGTAGTTGCTCTTGTATACTTTAAACCCTCCTCATCATAATCTTCAGTTAAACTTAACCAAGACTGTTTTAATTCAGTAGGAGCATCAAAGTATAATGTCATTGTTGTATTTTCAGCGTCAGCACCATCTGTTGGTATACTAATCATACCTTTATAGTTACCTGTACTTGGATCAGGTACAGTAGTCCAAACAATAGGTAATTCATCATCTATAATATATTCTTCTACTACCTCATCTTTAATTATCTCATTCTCCATTAATGTATTAAGACTTACTTCTTGGCCTTCACTATTAGTAAATAAGAAGTCATCTTTAATAAAATTAGACTGCATTGCTTTAGTTACATCTGCATCTAGGCTCTTACTTAAAGTTGTATTCCAAGTAGGTAGCTTAGCGCTTCTACCTCCATACCATCCCTCCGTACCAAAGTTTTCTACATTCGACTTCATAGCATTAAATAGATCTCCTTCCGGATTATTAAGATATGATATAAATCCTTCGCTATAATCATATCCTAGATGTTGTGTAGTTAAAGACTTTTGGCCATCCCAATCTCCCATATTTACAGGAAATCCTTTGTCATCAAACTCAACAAGATTATATCCTCTATTAGTATATCTTGGTGATCCTATTTGAACTGTTTTCTTTTGACCGTTTCCATCAACATACTCAATTAAATCAGGGAATCCAGGAGGTCCTCCTATTCTTCTCATCTGCATACCATTTGCAGTTTCTTGTATTAGATTCTTCTGTGAGAATGCAGCTGCCTCATATTGATATTTAGCTCTTGCTATTTCATCTTGTTTAGCTCGATGCATTTCCTCATCCATAGTTCCCTGCTCTTTCAATAACTCATATTCATTTAATGTTGCTTCATAAGTTTTCTTTCTATCAACAACTAATGAATTAAAGTCTTGTATAGGCTGTCCTCCAGTCTGTATTGGAGTACTAGGATCATCTACTTTATGAGGTTTAGCATATGACACTACCGGTGTACTTCCTACTATTACAGGAACCCAGTCTGTCTTAGGAGCTCTTCCTTTATTTTTATTCTTTTCTAGCACCGACTGATCCCAGGTTAAGCTATCAAATACATCTGACATTAGGAATTTCTCACCCATAGCTCCTACATAATTTGTTTTAGCAAGGTCATAAGCACTTCCAGTTAAACCATTATCATCATTTAATGATGATATAGCCTCATTTCTTTGAGCTAGTCTAGAATTAATAGCTTCTTGTTGGTCTTCATTAGGGTTATTTCCATACATCCCTCGTATATCCTCTTCACTACCAAACATATTATCTATAGCATTAGTAGCTGCTCCTAATACCATTTCGTCATCCATTCTATATTTAACAACATAATCTAATTCATTCTTGAATCCATCACTTAAGTATTGTTTATTTTGATGGGCTGCTTGATATAATTTAGATAACGTTATACTCTTCTGCTCTTTAGTAACTTTAGCTCCAGTTCGTGCATTTTCTTGAATAATTTTATCTATATCTGGTTTAACATATTTAAAGATATTTTCATTAGCTTCTGCTAACTCGTCTACTTTTGGATGTAATCCAGTATATTTAAATGGTTTTAATCTACCCTCAGTTCCATAAATACCTCTAGAATCGTCAGTAAGATTCCATGATAAGTCTTCATTTTGACCATCTGTACCAGTTCTGTACCACCCTTGCCAGTTACCTTCAGTAGCTAATACAGGATTAAAATCATCATCATAATCACCGGTTTCTTTAGCTTTAGCAATTTTTTTCTGCAACCTTTCAGTCTCCTTAGTAGAAGATTTAATAATACCTAAGTTGCCTTGTAATATTTCTAGCTCAGTTCTATTCTTGATTTTCTTTAATACTGGTGTCATATCAGCATATCTACCTTCATGTTTATCGTATAGATCACTAAGCTCAGTTGTTAATCCCTGTCTGTACTGAGTTAAATATTCCGCATGCTCAGGACTAGACGCCTTAATCTTTAAGATCTCATCATCCAATGACTCGGCTAATGCCTCTGCATCATTATGTTCTTTTTGTTTAGTAGCATAAGCTAAAGACATCTCCTTAAACGGGAGAGGTACATGGGTATTTATTAGTGGCTGTTCAGCCGGTTTCATGAATCTATTTACTGCCATTTTTTATTTTTTTATTTAGCTGCCTTAAAGTAATTCTTTAGCTGTTCTTCTAATTCTGGGTGAGCTTTGATTAAAGCTTCTAAATCAATTCCTCCAGTTTCAGTTTTATATTTCTGTACATCTGGATATATATCATCTAACAAACCTTTTAATTGCTCATCTCTATTTATCATTCCTTCCATTTGTTGTCTTAACTGATTTGCTCCAGATAAACCTTCCCACCCTTTAGCTGTAAAGGCTTCTACTGCTGCTTTGTTTTGAGAGTTAATACCTGTTCTTCTAATTCTTTCAGCTCTATCATTCTCTCCAGCTTTATTTAAATAGTCTGCTAATACCATTACATTAGCTTGGTTAGACTCTGCGGCAGCTTCATATGCAGCAGCGTCAGCGTCTTGTTTAAATATCTGCCCTCGAAGTAATGTATTCATAGCATTTGCGCTACTACCATCTGACATATCACTAGCTAAATATTTAAGATTATTAAACGTTTCTTCGTTTGTTGTTAGTTCTTGACTAATATCTTTTTTAGTAAGGCCTCTTAATAATTGTTCAACTTCTTCATCATTTCGATTAGCTTGGAATTCCTCTACTTCTGGAGACTCATTTCCTTTAGCAAAATTATACATAGTAGGAGCTAGATTTAACATAGTATTTCCTATATCTCCTAATATCTTTTTATTCTTCATATAATTTTGTTGCTCTTCTATTAATGCTGCTGCCTTGTCTTCAGGAGTCATTTCTTTCTTTTCTGCTTCTACTTCTAAATTAGCTGCATCTATTTTAGCTTTCTTCATCTTTTCTTTTTCTGTCAGTGTAGCAGCTAATTCTGGATCAGTACCTTTTGCTATTAAATCATTATAAAAAGTTTTAAAGTATTTTCTTGCACTCATATTCGACTCTGCGCCAAAGTTTTCTGACCAATCACCAGACAGTCCGCTATTATACATAGTCCATGCAGCTTTATCTTGTTGTAACTTAAGCTTACCTTCATCAGTCATTGATGTTGATGAGGTTGTTGTACCATCTTCATTTTCTACTTCAGTAGTTGTTAGGTAATTTTTTCTTTTAGGTTTTCCATCTAAACCTGTAGCGTCTTTTATATGAGCACTTCTCTTCGTTTCGTAATCACTGAGTATAGCAGATCTTAAATTTTTAGGATTTAAATAAGTTTCGTCATTAAATGTTACACCTTCTTCATTAAAGTTTTCTGTTAATACATTTAATAAATCTCTATTATTAGGAGTATAATTTCTACCTAAATCAAATGTCGTCTCTTCTACTTCTCCAAATAATCCAGACTCTGTTAAATCAGAAGCATAAGTATTAAAATTAAATGGATCAAATTCATCATGAGAACCTCCATGGTTGTAATGAGGTAATCCATATTTAGCTCCTATAAGTTGTTGATCTTCAGGGCTTAACTGAGACATATCAATATTACCCATTGGATTATCTTGCTCCATAGGCATATCAGGTTGTTGTTGTTGTAGCGCCTGCTCTGCTAACATCTGCTCAGTTAAGTCGGGAAAGTTTTGCATTAGTGTTTCTTGATCCGCTCCACTATTAACCATTTCCATAAACTTACCTTTTCTCGCAGTTTCTTGTTCTTGTTTTAAATCAGATAGTTTTTGTGTCCAAGCTTGAATCATAGACTCAGCGGTAGACTTTGTTATATCATCCCCTTCTTTTGAAGCTTCTGTATACTTCTCTATATTCTTTGCAATCTTTTCAGCGGCATCAGAAAAACTAATATTACCCCACTTCTCTGATTTTAATTCATTAGAGAATACATATTGGTCTCCTTCTCCCTCTACGACTTCACCCCCATTATCATGACTAGATCCTTCTAGTTTAGAAACCATTTCATTAGCTCCTAAAGATTCCATATTACCAGTCGTACTAGGTTGATTACCAGGCTCATGCATAATAACTTCACCGCCTTCAGCTTCATACTGTGCTGGTGCTTGTCCTCCTTGAGCCATAGCTTGTTCTCCAGCCATTCCAGTTGATTGCATTAAAGCCGTTGTTCCATAAGGGCTTCTTACTCCCATTGCTTCAGATCTCATATTAGGTAAAGCCATTCCAGGTCCTAAAGTCATAGCTCCTCCACCACCAAAAGCCATTTTAGTTTTATTTCGTAAATCCATTCCTGACTCTATTTCTGTAGGTCCGGTCATCATATCTTTCATACTATCCATTCTCCCACCCATGTTAGCTTTAGGTAATCCTTTATAAGCTACAGGTAAATCTTTCATGTTACCTCCATAGTTAGCTAGAGCGTCTCCAGCTGGTATCTCTATCGGCATTACAGAGTCTCCTACTTCTCCAGCACCTCCACCCATACCTCCTGCAAGTTTACCCATTTCACCCGCAGCATATTTACTAACACCAGAGGCTGCAGTTTGTATCATTCTAGGTGCTAGATAATTTCCAAAGGTTGGCTTTACTTGAGTAAAACCAACTAATGAGTTTAATGCGTCTGTACGTGTCGATAGATTTAAAGTTCCTTTATTTGCATTCGGGTCTGTAATAACATCTAGTGTTCCAGCTGCTTCTGAACCGTCTCTTCTGTTATCTATATATTGGTCTTGTTCTCCTTTGAATCCCCAAAGATCTGCTAAAAAATCTAAGCCTGAACCTAAACCTGGAAGTACGTAATCTAAGTTTTGTAGTAGATTACTATCTCCTATAGTTTGCCCAGCTTTAGTTCCCATATTTTCATTTCTATCATTTACTCCACTATAATCAGATCTGTTACCCCCACCTGCATAAGTATGTCCACCTTTATTATACATAGGTAAAACTTCTCCGCCATTACCATATTGAATTTTCTTTCCTCCATACATTGCAAATCCATTCTGCATATTTTTATAAGCTTCTGGGCTTATAGTGCTATTCTTTTTAGATCTAGAAGTACCTGCTTTTTTTCTAGCATTCATATTAGCATAAAGACCACCACCATGTTTCATTTCAGGTCCTCCAATCATTTGCATACTAAGGCCTAAGTCTCTATTACTTTTATCTATATTCCCAAAACCATCTACTTCTCCTGAGAATAATGGCATTTCATTTCCTGGAAACTTAATATCGGATAAGAATAAACTTTTAAGTTGTTCTGGGTTACCAGAAGATTGCATAACATCTGATCGTTTAGCGTTCTTTGCAAACCACGCTTTAAATGTAGGGTCACTTATTGTATCTTGAGTATTATCTTTAGATGGGTCTCCTCCATTCTCATATCGTCTATATGCAGGAAGATTCGAAGAATTTGATCCTCCGAATTTCATCCAGTACGAGTTGCTTGCTTTCTTCTTTTTTTTATTTGCCATTAGCGTCTATTCTAAAACCTACAAAACTATTAAAAATATTTTATATATACAACTTTATCTGAAAGATTGTCTAAAAAATGTTTTAAAGTAATGTAGAATAAATTTTATATTTCTTGTATCTCCAAAGTCTGAATCAAAATTATTATAAATTAAGTCAACGAAAAGATACTTATCTCTCATTCTATCTTTAAATCTTCGTGTAGGATCATAATTGTAAACATTAAATATATCTGCATCTACTAAATTTTCATCCATTACGTTTCTTGGAATAGTCATTTGCCATTCTCTTTCTTTTTTTCTTATATTATCTCCTGGAACTAATGTAACATAATCAGACATTTGATAGTCTGTATAAAATCTTATTGTATCAAAAGTGTCGTTACTTACATCAATAAGGTCTACAGTATTAGCATGGTTCCGTCCTATTCTTGGCATCATATCACCAGTTTGCCCTAGGCCTCCTTGCTGCGGCTCTTTTACCCATAAGCTCTCCATGTGGAAAGATATATTATCAAATGTTTTAGTTATAGGAGATTGCATATTAGAAATTAATGTTACCTTACTCTGGAAGATATTATTATAAAATTCTCCATATCTACCTACATTATGTAAATACATTTGATCACGGGTAAACTCTGTACTACCTTTTACACAATCATCTTCTGCATTACCTGTAATAAAGAATGAACCACTATTAATATATATAGTAGGATTAAAATCATATAGAGATGTGTACCCACCAATCAATTCGCTATATCCTACTGTAAATGATTTCTTTTCAACAGGACAACCTATCGTTATAGTTTGTGGATCAGTTAATGTTGTTAACACATTCCAATCATTACCAAAAGGATTTAAATTCCAGTTTTGAGGTATGAATATCATTACATCTCCTAATTGAAAATTATTTGGATTTGGGTTAGGTAATGGAAAATTAGGACATCCAAACCTTGAAATTATTATTCCACGGTACGGCCCATAGTTTTCAATTATTATATTATCTAAAATTGGCCAATATTGTGGATCAGTACCAAAAGGATATTCATTACAACTTCTATTCATGCATTCACTGCACCCTTGGTTTTGTTCATATACCCCAAGAACAATACTACCTGGATTTGGATCGTAAGATCTAATAGGTAAAGTTTCTTTTTTATTATATCCTTTATCATGGAATGTGTATAAAACTTCATTATTTTGTGAATCGTATGTACAAGTAACTCCCTCATTTAATATTGGGTTATCTCTTTTCATAATAGATCCAGAAAGATTATCTAAGAAATAAGAATGCATTCCTGTTATATCGGATAAAGGAGCTGTTCCTTCTGATCCATATCTAAATGCTTTTCTTTGTTTTATATCAAAAAAGTAAATATTAGAATCACTATTAGTTACTGCCCATTGTTGAGAAGCTCCATATCTTGTAGATATATATTGATAGTCTTGTATAAATGCACCTGCTCCTGAACTTACTGTTCCTAACTGTAAAGCTGATCCATCTGAGGCTTGTACAACTGCAGTAGGATTTACTGCTAATGATCCAAAACCTACATCTTGGAAAAAATACATTGTATCATGTAATCTAGATAACTTGTTTATAGGGCCATATACTCCTTCTACATCTTTGTAATTATTATTTAAAAATGTAGCCCATGAATCAGCAGGCTCCCCATTAATTTTTGTTTCTGAATAATAAACTCGAGTATCAAACTCATCTCCTAAAGAAACATTAAATGGTTTAGGGAAATATGTTCTAATATCATTCTCACATGTGTACCCTCCATTTAATTTATATTCATCATGTAGTCCTGTACCATTGTTAGGATAAGCATTAGATCCAGCCCCTTTGTTTGAAAAATGATAACCCATTCTCCACATAATATTTTTATGATGTACCTCAGCTGGAAACATAACATTTCTTTGCATTCCATATTCTGCATCATCTGGTAAGTCTGTAAATCCAGCGGCATCTAAACTATCATAATTATCAAAATCAGTCTGACCCCAATTCTTTTCCATTAAAGTCAGATCGTATATCTGAGTAGTTGTATCTCCTCCCCATACATCATGTACTAAAGGTAATCCAAGCGGAGTAGCATTAAGCCCTGAAGTTATAAGAGGCATAAAGTGTCCTGTAGACATGTAAGAGCTATTAGCTCTTGTAGAATAAGTATTACCCCCATAAGGAGTTATATACCTTTCATAACTCATTGTTGCTTGAAAAGGTACAGCTTGATATTGTATAGGACTCGAACCAGCTGGCCATGATCCGCAACCTTGTGTTAAACTTGATCCCATAAGATAGTGACTACTTATAAAATCTGTTTTTAAATTTAACAAAAACCCTTCACTACCAATACTACGAGGTCTCGAAGCTGGCCATGTAATCATACCCGCACCAGAACTATAACTAATAACATCATCTTGACTTCCTGGATTTGTAACATTAACAAAATCATACCCCATTGTAGGAACTGATGTTCCATCTATTCTTCCTCCATCAGAAACCCATGTACCCCAACTAATTTGTACTCTATCATTTAGTGGGTCTTGAGAATAAGCATTAGCAGGCATACCATTAAAATAAGAATAAAGTGCAGCATTTGCACCAGATCCAGGGATTCCCCCAATCTGTGTTACAGGATAATAATACTTATAATAATGATTTGCATACGTTCTCCAAATTGCCCCTGCTCCATTCATAGTTGAATTTAATCCCATAGTAGAATTAACCATAGGAAGAAAGATACTTTCTGTTTTAATATAATCACCATCGGCAAGTGGAGTGTCTACACCTAGTCCTCCAGAATAATTAAGAGGGCTAGTTGGATCACTGTTCTGCCATCCTAATGGACCATATAATAATACTTCTCTTTTTTGTGATTGGCATACTCTTGATCCAGACTGATACGAAGTTCCCCAGTATGGATAAAAATCACAGCAATCATCATTAGTTGCTCCTCCTCTATTTAATAAACCTCCACCTCCACATGTTGCACCCCATACTGTAACTGCTGGAATTAGTACTGAACCATTATTACCAACTCCCCAATAGTTACTAACAGCTCCTGCTATACCATCCCAGTCGTTTTGAACCATTCGTAACCTATCAACATTCCTAACAAACCCCGTACCAAAACGAGACATATCTTTAATTGTTCTTTCTGATCTTACAATAGAGTATCCTGTAATACCTAATGCAGCCACATTTATTCCAGATGTAGCCGGATCTAAATTAACAGTAAATTCAATACCAATATTATTAGTAGCTATTGTGCCTACCCACGGCATATTATTAGTACCATAATAACTAAAAGTAGGAGATCCAAATCCTGGTTGCCAATCTTCAATTTTAAAAAACCCAAAAGGAGTACCCGAACCAGAGCTATAAGAATAAGGAAACTTAATGTCACCAATCCAGTTAACAAAACTAGCCTGTCCTTTATTATTATAAAATACAATACCAAATCTATAAGTCTCTCCTCTAGCATAACCCCCATATAAACTCCATTTATAAGGAGACTTATAATTATTAAATGTATTATTCATGGGATAATTTTGAACTGGTATACCTAAATTATCTATAGTATTAATACGTACTCCACCTGTAGCAAAACATCCTGATTGTGGTTGCGGATTATATCCTGTACAGCTTCCAATATTACTATATAACCAATTACCAGCAATATCCGCAGAAACCCAATCACCATATTCAGTTATTTCATCTTGTAAGTGTTGATCTCTTATAAACTTATAGCTAATGTTTACTCCTGTTCCACCTAAAACTTGACCATTACTTTGAAACATATACTGATCATTAGTTATCCAATTTGGGTTAGTTCCAGGATTCTCATCATTATAAAGGTTTATACAATCATGTTGTTCTGGAACTTCATCTACAGGAATAAAAGGGGCAACTGGATTAATTAAGTTAGTACCATCTAGTTGAACAGGTGCATCAGAACTAGAATCTAATATACATGTTTGTGGAGCAATAGGATTAGTAAAACCAGTAAATCTATATGCTCTAGCATCATACTCAACATTAAACGAAGTATTAGTTATATTACCAAAAAATAATTTATTATCTTTTGATTCTAATGTTTTAACCCTTTCAAATGTTGTACCAATACCAGTTAAAAAATCTTCCATAGTTATTGGTATCCTATCTTCTGATCCTGAAAGCGTTACCTCTAATACAGGTAATCCATTTGTTAATTGCGCAAATGAATATACAATAGCATTTGCTGGTATAGCATCTTTTCTATAAACAGCTGCTAATTCTAAAAGCTCGTATGTTGTATCTAATCCATTTAATGTCCATGTTATAGCTTTTGATGTAACCTCTCCAGTTAGTGTATCTGGGTCTATACCACTTCCTTCTATTGTACAAAATGGGTTTTGATCATCACTTGCATATATAGGAACTAAATTAGAAAGAGGAGACCAATCTGTTACTAAACCTTCTGAATTTTTATATCTATAAGACAGTTGATATACTCCTGATTCTAGAGATCCTCCAATAGTTATTCTTGTTAGTATAGGAATCTGTAATCCTGTTTTAGGAGCTAAATCTAAAAATGCACAAGGCGTTGCCATCGCATCTGGATTAGCTACATTTAGTTTTCTAGGGGGATTAAAATTATCTGTCCAGTATATACCTTGAATGTCTTTTTTCTCATACCTACCAATAGCTTCTATTGGATGTTGTTTACTAAAGTTTATACAAGCTTTTGCAGCATAAATACATTCTAAATAGATTTGATACCCATTAAGATTTTGTATAGCGGTGTCTACATGAAGCTTCCAAATTTGTCCATTATCTCCAATAGCTGCTAAAGAATCTTCAGTAACATCGCCACTACCTGGATCCCAGTTTGTGGTGAATAAATATATATTATCTCTTAATGTTGTATATCCTATTATATCAAGATCACATTGTGGAAAAGCTAATGAATCTGTAAATGTATATCCACCGGTCATACTAACATTACTTACCTGATTTATAACAGGACTACCCTGTACAATAGGGCCTCCTAAATTTAATTCGGGGTCTACTAAATCTGGTTTTCCCCAGATAACAATTCTTTTAGAAGATTCATCAAAGACCCATAAAAATCCTGGCAGTCTATCTCTCAAATTACTAGGTGTAAAAGGAACACCATTTAAGAACCAAGGAGAACCTGCCGCATCTTTTAATTTTTCTGCTAATGTATTTATAGGATTACCCCCAGTACCACTAATAGTTATAGTCCATGTATCTACTCCTGCAGGCATCTGCACTACAATAGTAACAGTTGATACCCAAGGAACACCTGCTAATAAGGCAGCTGGATCTAAAGTAAATTCAAATACTGATGGGCTACATGGTATTTTAAAAGCGAAATCATTTCCCTCTATATTAACTAATGCTGCTCCTTCCATCTCTGAACTAGCAACTACTCTAACATTCTTCGCATCATAATACTGATCCGGTGAAAGAGCATACTTTGATATATCTTTGTTCATACCTTTTATAAAGGTATTTAAACTAATAGGGGGTTGGTTTCCTTGTTCTGCCATTATCCGATTAATCTTCTTTCTGAATTACCTAAATCTGTATAAAAAGTCTGATGTGCTGTTTGAGAAGGTTTTAGTTTAAGCCATTGTAATCTAATGTTATCCATCATATCTAAGTTAGGCATATTAGCTGCACCTCTAGCTTGTTTAACATACCACTCCCAATCTCTCTGACTATCTCTGTAATGTGCTTCCGGGGATGCTCCTTTTCTCCAGTTAATTCTATCAAGCATCATAGTGATATAAGATTTAATAGCTCTTTTATAACTAACATGATCTGGTATCATTGGGAAACCTTCATGATCTACTTTGATTCCTCTAAATGCTAATAAGATACATCCGGACTTAAAAGATGTAATAATAAAATTATCATTCATGTAATAACAATCTCCTCCTCCACCCAAGCTTCCTCCCATCTGCGGAAAGTTATCTTTATCTACTTCTTTACCATCAATAACATTTGTAGCTGTACTTGTAGGAGATGTAGAGATTGCACCAAAAGTACCAGTACATTGATGTAAAGGATGCCCCTTATATGAAACAGAGTCAGATAAATGTAGGTTGCAAGGAAGTGGGGCTCTGTGATCTTTAACACAAATTTCAGCTACTAGCTCTTCATATTGCAAGCCTGCTCCAATAAGCTCTAAAGCTTCTCCTCCCCATTCTATTACATCCCAAATATCTAACTCTTCATAGATAGCGTTATCTCTATATACTCCTTCTATTATTTCATTTATTGATATAAATTTGTAAATCATTAGCGTTATTTATTCATAGTAATCAACTTTCTTTTCTTTTAATAACGAGGCTAATCGTCTCTTATTAGTTCTCGTTGCTTGGAAACTGTACACACTTTTGTTTTTAACTATTGCATTTTTCTTAGACCATAACCATCTGTAATTAAATCCATCAGTATGATCATTTAAATGATATATTACTTTTTTATGTTTATTAGTTTCTTTCCAATTTATTTTTAATTTATTCTTATTTACAGAATAATTCATTTCTTTTTTTAAAATTCTTAAACTCCCTAATCTATAAGGAATTTTAAACTCTTTAGCTTTTAGAAGTATGTCATTGATAACTAGTTTATTAAACTCTTCACATATACTTCTATATTTTTTATAACCAACCTTATAAAAATCATCATACTCTTTATAAGCTTGAACTAATGTACAACTAGTTGCCGGCTTGTTGTCTAGTAGGTCCTGGCAATCTGTCTCCATTTGCATTATTTGTTTCATCTCCTGGTGTTGATAATATTATATTAATTCTTTTTTGTAAAATTTGATTAGTTACTGAATTCGCCATAGATAATGAAATCGGAAAAGGGAATTCCCAGTCATACTCGCAAGCTGAAATAATTGGATTTTTTGCGCTCGTACAGTAGTTCATCTTCCATACTTCAGTAGGATCTTCGAATACTCCTGTTACCTTGACTGCTTCAATCAACATATCGCAACTTATGTATAAGTAACCATTCTTAAGATACCATCTCGCATTTGAACTTGTGTATTTGTTATATTTGTTCCACTTGCGTCTTGTATCAGTAGTCTCTGAGAATGCTCTCGCACCATCTAAAGACTCAACAGCTAATATACTATCTCTATTATTTCTTTGCACTGTAGTCGGGATTGGGCTAATAGACTTAAGGACATGTACCCCCATGTCTACCTCACAGCATTCAGAAGCGTCTACTGGCTCTAAATACACGCAGTTTAGATATTCCGTGCATGAGGCCGGTACTCGAACTTTTCTACTCATCATTTGTGTGAGTAGCATTGATCTTTCCTGCATGACCCAAAATGCACATTGTCTGAAACTAACATCTGCATCGTCAGAGCTTTCTCCTCCGTATGCGATATTAATTATATCATAAACTATCTTATTTAAATTTATTGCCATTCGCTTAAATATTTACCTGTAAATAACCTTCACATCCCTTTTCCTTATTCCATATATATGCTTGAGCACATCTCGATGCGGAATAACCCATCAGTTTGTGCCAAGAATCGTTAGCGCATATTGAAGGAATAAATCTTACTTTAATTCCTCTATACTCGTTAACCATTTCTTTATGAAGATGTCCACAATGAACTTCTCTAAATGTAGTTCGTGCAAACATCATCGGCTGCTCTGTAGCCATTATAAGTGGCATATTCGCAGCTTTCTCTTTATCTCCATGAGTAAACATAATCATGTTAGTTCCATATTCATAATACTTTCTTCCTTCTGTATTATTGTCTACACTAACATTATCATCTTTCATATACCACGCAGATAAAACTTCACCTGCATAGAACATACGCTCATGATCATGATTCCCCTGAATAACAACAACATCTACTGGAGCATACTGACTTAAATAATTTATAGCTTTTATCATTAGTTTCGTATACCCAACAAAAGATTGCTGCCAATCCATTGTATCATCTTGAGGAGTTCCCTTTGTTGTAGCTCTACTAGCACCTTCAGAATTCATTCCGTCGTTACCTATAGGCAGTAAGAATCTTTCTATATTTAATCCTTTTGCTCGCTGATGTAACTCTTGAATTGAATTCATATAATTAACTTCAGCCTGCTCTGGACTAATACCCGTTCTCTTACCATAATGAATATCCGGTAAAGATATTTCATATACAACAGGGTTTTCCTTTCTTATATCATACGACTTTTTTAATGTCGTAGGAGATATAGATTTTAAACTTTCAAAGAACTCATCTTTAACTTCTCTTATAGCTTGGTCTCCCTCTTTAGTCACTATTGAATAACGAGTTTCACCTTGCATTGTTTGCCATATCTTCACAGACTTGACATTGGATCGGTCCCATCCTTGCGCTGTTAGTAGGGCATCAAAATCAGAATCATTAATATTTATATTATCATTAACTTCTTCTTCTTCCCTTTCCCATTTAAATCCTCCAGCACTTTTACGCTGACCTTTTAATACTCTACAGATACTTCCTTTATCAATATCTGTTTTATCTGACGCCTCTGTTATGCTCTGGTAACGTCCCACCAGTTGACCTTCGTACGTGATCTGTAATATCATAATTCATTAATTTTTATTTTTTCTCACAAGCAGGACAATCCCAACCTTCTACTTTAGAAGCTAAACATGCACACAACTGTACAAACTTTGCATTCAAAGCTGCAATCTCAACTTCCTGTACATTGTTCTTTTCTAAGTTAGATACAATAGCTGTAGCATTAGTTGAAATAGTTGTTTTGTTAGTTTGAACTTGAGCTTCTAAACTCTCTAAATCAAAGTCTAATTCAAAGTTTGCTTCAATAGTAGTTAATAGTTCATTCCAATCCCAGCTAGCATTTCTACCTGGATTAAAACCAGATTTTACGATTCTTTGCCCGCTTGCTTGCTTTACTCTAAATTTATCTAAAGGTCTTTTTGCCATTATTTTTTTATTTTAAAATTATACATTACTCCTATATTATGTGTCTTGTCTAGAACCCCATACCTATAAGAATAAGAGGTGCCTCTTTTATCTGTTAAGCCAAGCATAGGAGAAAAATTGAATTTATCAGTATTCCCTCCTACCTCAAGACCTAAATTCAAACTAAAACTAGACGGTTGTCTAATAGTAGTTTGATTAGTATTAATAATTACTGTATCAGTTTGTATAATATACTGAGGAAACCTCGGAGTATAATTTATTTTCTGATCAAGCAACTTACCATTAACTGATGTCCAAACTGATCCTGTTAGCAAACTATCAGAGAAATCATTTAAGTACTCGCTAGTACTATCATTGATTACTACTGGAGTGTTTATTTTTATATACAACTTATGAACAACAGTATCAATAAATTTTATTGTATCAATAAATGTTATTCTAGTAGTATCAGTTTCAGTTATTACAATATCATCAGTATTAGTTCTACATCCTTCTGAATTAATAATATATAGAAAAAGCCCTATTAAAACTATTATCCATATGTTATTCTTATTCATCAGTTCCAAAATATTAACTTGGTTAACACTCCCGCAAGTGCTACCCAAATTGACCATAAGACTTTTGTAGTTGATTTACGAAAAGACGTATTCTTATTTACTCTTGCTGTAACTCCTACATCTGGATCTAAAAGTTTCGTTTTAATAAATCTAACATCTTCTTTTATATCTGCGAGTTTCTCGTCGAGCTCTAAGTTTGTTATACGTCTTCCCATTACTTCATAGTTTATTCAATTATTAAAAGTCCCATTAGAGGTTTCATGATATTTGCATCCATTCCATAATCTTTTAAATCTTCAAGTTTAATTGGAATTAAATCAAATGTAACTTCTTCTTCTAAAACTGCGCTCCATCTTTCATTAGCTGTCTCAAGATTATCACCAAAATCAATTTGGTTTTGTTCGCTTCTAATAGCATTTCCATGCTCGTCTTTAGTAGCAAGATCTTCAACTAACTGTTTATGTGCTTCATTAGTTTGGAAAACTAAAGTAGCAATATTATCTAAATTTTGAGAGATAGTATGCCATACTCTTGTTTCTTTACTATTGATGTATGCAAGCCCTTGACTTACAGTTAACAGTTCTTTTTTCTTCATTGTTTTACTTAGTGAAGAAGTTTTCATCTCTTTTACTTTTGTACTCATGTTATTGTTTTTAAATTAATACTAATTACCTATTACATACTAGGTGTTAATACGATATATAATTGACCTGGTACTGCTGCTACTCCTAAATCACCAGCTGTTGAGATGCTTTTATATTCAGCTTCTCCTGCTGCTGGTTTTATAATAACAACTAAATCACCTACCTTAAGACTTCCAAAGTCTGTAGTTTGTGATACTGCAGTAGCAATAATTAAATCGCGTAACCCTATATTATTCATTTCTGTTATCTTCTTGTTCATATCTTTAGTAGTTGTGTATCTTTGGAAAAAAGACGCACCTAAAGATTTTACTTTAGCATATAACGAAATATCTGTTTTTTGTACTCCCATTATCTTGTATTTTTTATTTTATTAATAATTCTTTTTACTTTATTTTCTAACTTCATATACTCTTTCCCTTCTTCATACCCCATATTTCTAGTTAGGTCCCAATAGTATTTGGATTTATTTTTAAACATTCTGCAAATATATGAAAAATAATTCATTACACACAGTCGGATAAATATTCTTTCCATAATTCAAATAATCTATTAGCGTCCATCTGATCAATAGGAATGTCTGGTATATAAAAGTCCATACCATAATTACTTAATGATCCTCCTTTGTATCCTGTTGTATGAGTAGGATCTCCTCCTCCCGACGCTCCCATATACATATTTGGAATTGTTGGGTCTGTTACACAATAAGCCTGCATTCCAAAAGCTGCTGGCACATCATAATAATCTGAACAACTTACATGTCCTGTTAAATTTACTGTTCCGGGTTTACCTCCAATAGCTTGATAGATATGATAGAACATATCTCTAATAGAGTCACTGAATTGTGGAGACGGTACATTGTCTGATCCTAAATATAACATTACTCTATTTGTAGCTTCATTAAGTTGAGCAGCTCCTACATTTACATTACCATTAAGATCAATACCATATCTATAAGCATCCATATAATTATCATAATGTAATTTCCAAGTTGTTGTTAAATTACCTCCTGCGTCTAATCCATAATTATTCCAATCCGTAGCAGGCACTCCATTATCTAATGGATTACCACACGTACCTATTGGATTAGTAAATACATTATTTGTAACTACACCATTATTATTTGCTGTGTAATAACCAATAGTAGCTTCATCACATATAATCATTGTAATAGCACTTCTATCTCCACCTTCAAATTCATGATAAGGATCACTAAATCCTTCATAGCCTGTTGCGTCTTGCCAAGGATTAAGTTGCGTAAACCCATCAGTTGCATAACTACCTGGTAATATTAGTATATCTTTAACTAGACTATCCATAGTTATAAGGTAATTACCACAAGCTAGTGGCGCACCTCCCACACCATTAATTATTGTTGATTGGAATGGAATTTTATTAGCATTAGGTAATGTACTTCCAGTAAATGGATTTGGCATAGGTCCGTTAGCTCCTGCATTACCAGTTATCGGATATGTAGCCCAAGCTAACCAATCTTCATATGGAGTACCACTACTTGAAGGAACTGTTTGTCCTGTTCCATTATAGTTAGTACAACTATGAGATACATTAGGACCAGGTATTATATATAAATGTCCTCCATATTGCGGATACTCTGCTTTTAATTGATTAAATGCTGGAATAACTACATTAGTTTTAAACTGAGATATTTTTGTTAATTTATCAAATGCGTTTCCACTGAATGTTGAAGACATATCAAATATTACATAGAGATTTGAATTACCAAAACAATCATCACATATTACTTCATTCGCCTCTAAACCAAATGGAGGATTACAATCATCACACATGTCTGCAACCTTTTCCATTAATATTTGCATATCAGGATCTTCAATGCAGTTCACACAATCTCCTTCATATACTCCTCCGTCAGGATCATAACTAGCACAGTTTATAGCACAATCTGCTAGTGAGCTATACTGTCCCGTTCCACCTATTACTGTAACACATCCAGCTGTAGGATCACAATCCCATGTAGTTAAGGCTCCTGTACAGAATGGATTTAGAACACAACCATTACAAGCTGCACATGCTGCTAAACCTCCGTTACCATTATTCCATGTTCCAGATCCATCTCCTGGGTCTATACATGTACTTACACCTGATGCATCAATTATACAATTCCACGATTCAACATAACATGGTTGAGTATTACTTGCTATTGCAGCATTACAATCAACAAGAGATGCAAAAAGTCCAGAACCATTTCCAGGGTCTTGGCACGTAAGTGTTGTTGAGCCTGGCGTAAATTGTCCACAATCAAATGAAACAGGTGTATTAACACAACAGTTTGCTCCTCCGTTTGGATTATTTACAGCAGTCTGGCAATCAGTTAAAGTTGCAAAAGCTCCTGATGATCCTTGAGCTGGTACACAATTACAAGATGTATCACAATCCCAAGAGGTTGAAGGGCAACAATCTACTCCTGTATTAGGATTTATATTAGCTAAACATTGTGCTTCACTTGGCCATCCTGCTGCCGGACCTAACTGACAATCACATGGGCCCACACACGACCATTGCTGACCTCCATTACTACAAGTTGCACATGATGCATAAGTAGTATCTACTGTAACTATTATACATGTTAGTGGATCACAGTTTTGGCTTATATCAATATAATAACATTCTGTAGTACCATTAACTTGTACAATCTCTCCTGCTAAAAATGCATTATCTATATCTACATTTGGACATACATTATCTATTATATCATTAGGGTCAGTACAATTTATAAGTTTATAGCAATCTAAAGGATTACCACTATCACAATCAAGGCAATCAACATATACATTATTTATTGTTACAGTTCCTGCTGGTACACACGCAGCTCCTGGAGTTGAAGAACATGGTCCACATACTCCTGGTAAATAACATGTTGAATCATCTAAACCTGGAACAGTTACTGGACCTACTAAATCTACAACTGATCCTACAACACCTGATAAATCATTTGTTACTGTTATACATGATGTACTTGATATACAATCACACCTAGAACTAGCAATAGCAAAAGATACACCTGGACCTACAATTCCGTAATGAGCATTTATAAGTGTATTAGTACCAAAGTATGGTGTACCAGGATTTGTAACTCCGGCTACTCCTAACAGTATAAGATTATCTAATAAGTCAGACCATGTAGCAAAACCAGCAGACATTCCTGCAGGAGGAGTCGTTGTACCCGGCATATAAACAGCAATAGTTCCGTTATTAGGAAATGGAGCATAGAACTCTCTATAATGTCCTCCTCCTGGAGCTGGACAGAAATCTGTACCATTTGGCTGAATATTATTACCATATTTATGACCAACCATTACTGTATTATTCAAACCATTAGCAGGAATAGAAATAAATTGCAGAGCGTCTCCTGCGCCCCCACTTGTTCCTACCATAATTTCTGTAAGAGCAGAACAACTATCACTGCTAGGAGTACTTCCAGCACATGGGCATAATTCATAGCATAATTGATTAACTGCACAACAATCTGTACAATCTAAATGATCTTGTGTTACTACTACTGCCACTGCTCCCGTTGGTGGGCATGGTTGTGGTGTACAGTCTATTTCATAACATGCTCCTGGATATAAATCTATTTCTACAACAGTACCATTACCTACAGTTCCATTACAGTACCCACTTAAATCTGTCGTCGTAACCACTGTTTGTGGTACTCCTAGTATTGTATTACATGCACATAAGTTAAGAGTATAACATTGATTAGCTTGAGTTGTACAGTCTAAACAATCTGCACCTTGTGTTGAACTAACTGGTACAACAGGTGTTGTATCTACATAGCCACTTGGTAATGAAGGTAGATATTGTACATCCCAACATCTTAATCCTGCTGGAGTACCATCATCCCAATCCATTATTCCTGGTGCAACAGGAGTTAAATTTGGAAAGTCTGTAGAATGATATACTAAAGGAGTACATCCTGTTAAACAGTATTCATCCTCACATGCATAATTTGCACTTGGATTTCCATAAATACCACAAAAAGCTCTTTGCTCATATATACCACTTGCTCCTGCAAGACCTGTTGGGAATACTGATGAGAACTGAGCTGTTGTAGCCCACGGTCCCATTAAAGCATCTGAATTAGCAGTTCCACATACTACATTTCCACAGGTAGAATTACCTGCTCCTTGATAACAAGGACATCCACAAGGAGCTCCTGTTAACGCAGTACATAATGCTTGATCCCAAAATATATCATGACCTAATCCAAATGCATGCCCAAGCTCGTGAGTTACAACTAATTGTAAATCAAAACTATCAGCAACTACTGGATCTGGAACACCCATACCTTTTCTCCAATCCTCATTGGCATCAATCATCATAAAGCTATTCCAACTAGTATTTCTTACTCCGGCTCCTCCATTACCTGGAACCATATTTGGGTCTGGGCTATAAGCATAAGCAAGAACGCCTAACTTACTTCCTAAACTAGAACAACTAGTATTACATGGCCCATAACCAAATCTAAAATCTCCTATATTACTAACTCCATTCATATCTGTATAAGTACCATTAGCTTGAGCGGTTGCTATTCCTATTGCTGGTGTTATACCTGCTGCAGCACTTTCTACGCCTACATCTGTAAAGGTTACTGTAAGGTCCGCTCCATAACCACAAGTTGTATTAAATCTACCTTCAATTACTTCTTTCATTTTTTGGAAACATCCTGCAATTTCAGCTTTAAACTGAGCAATATCTATTGTATATGTTTTTGCATAAACTGCACATCCCGGAGTTCTTCCGTTTGGATTTGCTGTTGTTGGACCTTGTTCAAAACTTAAAGTAACTCCTGCCCCACTTTGTCCTGGAACTTGTGTGCCTGGTGCACAGAAACTATAAGTAAAATCTAATTGTTGTGCTACACCTGGTACTAATTGAGTTCCTAAATTCTGAACTGCATCTACTAAGCATTGCATTCTTTGAGGTCCTGGAGCTTGACATGTAGGAGACCAAGACTTACCGTTAGCAACCATTGCTGCTGGTTGATTAGCCGGATCTGATATATCGCATAAATTAGTTACAGCTCCCCCTCCTGTGCAATCACATTCTGTAATTTCAAATCCATCTTGTCCTCCTGGGCTACCAACACAATTTGCATCTGAACAATCTGGATAATTATTAGTTATTAGAATTGCTTGTATATTAGCTGGATCACAGTCACAAGGTCCCCATAAATATGTAGGGAATTTTGTTCCCATTACTCTACCTCCTATATTATAGATAGTAGCACTCATACCAAGTGGGCCCATTCCTCCATTACCATCTATTTGGCTTGCAATATTTGCTCCAATAGGATCTTCTGGATCTGCAATAACTCCAATACATGCACTTATATTTCCTGCAGGTCCAGGAGCAGTACCTACTTTTCCTGGATATAGATCGTCAGTATTTACATTTTGCATAGCGAAACCAATCATACCATTAGGCATTAAAGCTATATCACCTATACTCGGTCCATCTTCACCTGGCCAGTATGGATATTTCCATCCATTTACTTGTGTATCATCTGGAGCTCCTCTTGTAGTCCAATTATCATAAACTGGGTCAGGAAGTAAATCTGACCAACTATCAACGGTCATTCTTTTAATTGTACCTGCTGATTGTAAAGAACTTGGTACAGCATCATTTGCCCAATACACATGTGTTGAGTTTTGTGTAATAGCAATCTGACCAGCGCTATCACCCCAGTTTCCACCAGAGCCTCCAAATTGTCCAGTACCTATAGCTCCTAGCATTTGATAAACACCATTCCAAGCTCCTCCATTCCAAGCATTTGTCTGTGTTAAAACAGGATCTCCTGGTCCTGTCATTGTTCCATTAGACATATTTAGTGACCAAGCTACAACCATACAACCATCATTAGCTCCGGCTGTATTATCTACCCAGATACCACAATGAGCAAATACTTTATTATTAGGACCTACTAACATTTCTCCTGAACACTGTTGCTTTAATGTGAATGTTTGAAGACCGTTATTTAGTGCAAAATCTAAAGCTGTAAACTCTACTCCCCAAACTCCGTTTACAATAGGAATACCGAATACAGCTTGATTCACATAATCAAATGAACTACTCATTTTCTTTCTAAAGTAAAAATAGAAATTACCTGTATTATCTGTGTTTGTTACACACATATGTTCAGTAGAAATTCCATTTGCAATAAGTACTGTATTTTTAGTTGCTGATACTACTCGTCCTTTACCGCCATTGAGAGTCATATCTACAATAGACCAATATATTGGACCATCCTTAACTGTATTACATACAACATACCATTGATGGTATAATCCACCTGTACTTCCTCCGTCTGTTTTAGGGAAATATAATGCTCCCTGTTGTGGGAATACTCTACCTTCATAACCTCCAGTTCCAAGAGGGTCTCCTCCTGATAGTCCTGCTGCAGCTCCTGTATCATCAAGCATAAGAGTATGCGTTGAATCATATATTAAATGTCCATCTGTATAGAACATTATATCACCTTTAGCATAAGCAGTACCATTAATAGTAGCATTCTGGTTAGAACAACAAGTTGCTCCTCCCATTGTACTATAATCAGTAGCACCAACACTGTTATAATCAGCCATTAATGATGCCCCTGAAAGATTTGGAAGCGGCATTCCAGTACTATAATCTATTCCTAATTGATCTCCAAAGAACATCTGTGTTCCATGTAGAGAGTTTCCGCTTGGACATATTTGATAACAAAGAGGACTTCCAATTAAAGTAACAGCGTCTGTACCCACAATAGCTGCATCTCCTGGAGATATAGTTATATCTGGACCTGCTCCCGGTACACATGTAACTAATAAGTCACAATCAGTTGGGCATGGGTTTGGAGTAGTTGGACAATCCGCACAATTAGTTCCTATAGGCGAACCTATAGTTGTTGAGTTTAATACTGTTACATCTATATTTGGAAGTGCTTGTGAACAATCTAATCCTCCCGGTTGTGATACCGTCCAACATCCTGGGTAAACAATACCATTTACTGTTACCTCTGCTTCAATTACTTGTCCTATATCTCCCGCTACTACACCTGATCCTAATCCTACAATCTGAGTTGTTATATAACCTTGTCCGCAACAGTGTGTTAATGCAAAACAAGTACCACTAGAATTACAAGTTGTACAATCAGCATATGTAGTAACAATAGCTCCTGTAGGATATGCTATTGCGCTTGGACCTCCAATAGAAATAGCTTTCCAACAACCTGCCTGAGCGACCCCTCCTAATGTAACATCATGGGCATCAGCTGTTCCTAAGAAAGGAATAAACGCTAAACTAGTTGCATAATCTACTAGCAGATTAGCTCCAGTGTCACAATGTTCTAATATAATATGAAAATTACATTCACCACAATTTGTAGGTGTACTAGCTATAGTTACAGCTACTTGAGGAACATTACAACTAGGATCTATCGCAACTTCTCTACAGAAGTTTTCTCCAGATAACTGGACAGTCTGTCCTACCAAACCTGGAATTAAAGGAGATAGTATAGCTGTTGTATATATTACATCAGTTGGATCACCACATTTTGTTAGTTTATAACAAACTATAGGTGTTGTACAAGCAGTACAATCATTAAAAGGTCCGGCAGCTACAGTAAAAGGAGCTGGACTAACACAAGCTATACTATTATCTACCGTCCAACATTCTCCTGCAGCGTCTTCTACTACACTACCTACATAGGCAGTTAAATTAGATTGGCTATAAACTACTGCACCTGAAGTACAATTAGTTAGAACAAAACAACAATTTGCAGTAGAAACATTACTAAGACAATCAGCACAATCTGTATATTGAACAATAGCAGGATTTACATTATCTGGTGATTGTAACCACTTTTCACATAAATCATTTACAGTCATTCCGTTTGGATGTTGATTCCAAACAGTTGTATTAGTAATAGGATTTAATAAAGTTATTTGATTTACCTCAGCTGTTCCACTTGAATTTAATTCTCTTAATTTTAATGTATAAGTAGTAGTAGGACCTACATCAGCTAAAGCAGATATTACAAATAATCTAGTTGTAGAACCTCCCGCTCTTACTGACTCAATACCACAAGTAAACTCTCCAGCTGTATAAGCACATATTACTTCTAAGTCTGCTACTAAAACAGCAGCTCCAGTAGCATCATCAATAGTCATTAAATCATTTAAACCTCCTGAATTAGTACTATCTCCTATTAACCAATAATCTCCTGAGTTAAAATCAACCGATATATCATGTCCTACAGAGATACCACCATTTTGATTAGCCGCTCCTGCAAGAGTTATACTTGTTAAAGTTTGAACATATTTAGCAAAATAAGCTACACCTGCAAACTGATAAGCAACAACAAGATGTCCTGTAGCAGTATAATCATAATCAGCACATGTCCATTCTACAAAACCAGTATTGAATGTTACTGGAGGACTTTCATATCCGTTTATTGCAGAGAACCAAATGTTATTATTTGTTTGAGTTACAGTAAGATTATTATGTTTATCAAAAGCAATATCATTTAAATTACCTTGACTATATACTACACCTGAATTAGCTGTAAGTGCTGGAATAGATGTTGTATTATTATTCCAGTTATCTATTTCTATAACATTATTATTACCACCATCCATAGCAATATTAAACGACATAAGTATTTGCTGATTAGGAGTAAAGGCAACAGAGCATTCTGGAGTACTTCCATTAGAACTAACAGAATAATACCCTCCATTTACTACAGCATCTGTAGTTACTGCTGGTAAATTTAATGGTCCTTGCGCATAACCGTTAGAACCTATAGCACAGCATGGTAAGAAACCAGCACAATCATTATCGACATCATCTAGACAATTTCTACAGCTACTGTATGTAGAAGCTAAAGCAGAATATATATCACAAGAAGTAAGATTTGTATGATATGTTTTTGTTCCTGGAGGAACACAGCTAAAACATCCTGCTATATTTAGATTATCCCATGTCCATATTATTGTATTACCACCTGAACCAGCATTACAATAATTTTCAACTTGAGTATAGTTAACGTCACCACTTGATAGTTTTAAAGGGAATTGGCTCCAATTACGATAAGAACTATCAAATGCCGTTCCTTGAGATTCTTCCGGCCACTGAAAAGCTCCTGGAGTAGTATTATTATTTCCTATAAGAGTAGTTGCTCCAGTACCCTGATCTATTTCATAAGTTTTTTGTGAGCCTGCTGCACCACATGTACCTCTTAAAGTATAACCATTTACACCCGCACCGGTATATTGTAAGAATATATCGTTATAATCAAATGGGGCTGAATTAGCTAATAATGTATATGTAGCTCCATTTATATCATATGCAACAATTCTTGGACCTATTGCAATATACATATACCCATTTGTTCCTGCAACCGCTGGATCTATATCTCCAGGTAAAGCACCCGCAATAGAAACTGGTGTCATGCCTGTAAGGGCACTTCCTGAGAAAGTAGCAAGATCTATTTCTATTCCTGGTGAATAGTTAGTTACTGTATTAGTACTAGTATTTATTAAACCAAAACTATATTTTTCATTTACCCCTGGCGCTTTACCTAAGAACCAATGATATTTACAAAGATGAGTTACATCAATTTCAGTACTACCTACAGGCACAAGTCCCACAGTATTTGTAATTGCAGTATAACTGTCGTAAGTTGCATTAGCTGCAATATTAGTTGAAGTTGATACTGTGTTGTAATCAGGGTGAAATACTTGATAAGCTAATGTATTTGATGTAGGAGAATCCCATATGTATGCCATTGCTGTATACATGTTGAAAGATATTCCTCTAACATTAGTAACTTGTAAGCCAGTAATTAAGTTCATACGAACTTCAGATACCCTTACATCAGTTTTCCATAATTGTTTATTATTATCTACGGTGTATGTACCTACAGAATCACATCTATCAACCAATATAAATGGTGTAGAAGCGACGCCAGTACATATGTGTTGCGCTGGGGCACCGTATCTTATCATAGTAGCTCCTGGTGTAGGAGTACCTTCAAAATCAAAAGTTGCTGTTTGAGGAGCACTAGCACCATTAATTACTCCTATATTGAGTGTAGAAGGTCCAGATGTAGGATCTCCATAAATTTCCCAGTAATCAGTTGACCAAGCTACAGCAGCTGGTACAACTGCTAAGTTCATTATATCTATTTGTTGTGGACACAAGAATAAAATACGATCATTGACGTGATCCATCCACATACCTGCAATTATTCTTGATGGACCATTTTGTCCATTCCATATATTAGCCCCAGCTCCATCTTCTATATGTCCATAATTAACCGGAGATGCATTAGTCATAATATTTGCAGCGTCTACTACTACATACCTCATCTTTAATTCACCTGCAGGAACTGAACTTCCATCAAACCAACCATGATAAATTGTAGCATTATCATAAGTAGAGTCTGGAGAAAAACAACTATGCATACTAAAATATCTACTTGGAGTTCCAGGTATTTGTGGCCATGCAATAGGCCCTCTATCTAGTTGTGGGACTGCCGCAAGAGCAGCACCAAAAGCAGAAGCATCCAATATGGTACCAGTACTAGCATCTAGATTAAAAACTTGTATAGCAGCCACATCATTAGGCATACCTGGATCACCTACATACTCTTGTATAATAGTAGCAAATTTAAATTTATTATGTCCAGCACTAGTAAGATCCATATCTGCTTTAGTAATACTAAATACACCCATCCTACCAGCATCATTATTTGCAGTAATTGCTCCTATTACTGTAGTTACTGGACTTCCAGTAACTGATGTACCACCATATAGTTCAGGAGCTCCCATAGAACTAATAGTTGAAAATCTATAAACACTGTACTTATTGTTAGCAGTTACACCGCCCCAATTATTATTTTTAATAAGAAGTCCAGCAGCGTCCTTACCATCTACAGTACAGCAAAATGAAACCATACGTCCATCACATATCGAATCTTGTAACTCACCGGTTAATGGCCCGAATGATTGGCTAATATTTAAATGGTTGAAAAATTTACCTAAACCACCATTACCATTCATATCAATAACACCAGCTCTAATACCATTATACATACCATTAAAGAAAGCCCAATATATTGCTCCTGTTGAATTACCTGCACCACTAGCAATACCGCCAGTTACAGAAGCAGATAAGGTGTCAGAAACTTTTATAAATGTAACTGCTTGAGGGGCAGCTCTATGAGCTCCGGTTTTATTATTTGAAGTAGTAGCTTCAGCACCTAACATAAGGCCTCCGGTAGAGTCCCATATTTGATAACCGTCTGAATAGAATAGTATATCTCCATCAGCATATACAGTTGTTGATCCTCCTGTTCCATATGTTACATTTGTGTCAGCTACTATGGTGCAACTACTATAAGGAGCATCAGCAAACCCAATAGTTCCTGGAACAAAATCCATTGCTACTGGGGTTTGAGTTGTATCTACTTTAACACTTCTTCCTGTGAATTGTTTTTCAAAATTATCTGCTGTACTCATTTATTATATTTTTTATCCTGGTTCGTTAAAACATTGAAGTTCTACCCAATGCCCACTTTCAAAAAATCCAGCTCCCGCTGCATTTGAGTTAAAAGCGGAAATGTAATATTTACCTCTTCCTGTTTGTATTGCTCCTGGGCCTCCTCCCATGAATTTTACTATATCTCCTCTATCATATGTAAGAACTGGGTCCCATTCTAAACTTCCTCTAGCTTCCCATGCTACTTTTAAATTACCACAAACACTCCATCCTCCTGGAGTTATTCCGTATATACCTGACCAACATGGAGCCCAACCATCTATAGCATCAAAACAATTTGAACCTCCAGGTTGTGGAAGAGCGTTTTGCCATCTTAAGTATAAGAATTCTCCGATATTAGCATTTGGTCTTGGGAATATTTTAACAACTTGTCCTGTAGTATAGGCTGTAGTTTCATCCCAGTATATTTTTCCATCTGTTACCCACTCATCATAACAGTCACATGGAAGAGGTGCATAACATTCTATCATCTCAATGTATGCACCTAAAAGTTTTAAATTACACATTTCGTCTTTGCATAATTTGCCTAGACGCTGTTTATCAGTTACTTCTGCTGCTTTGGTTGCAAAACAGCATTTTAATTTATTTAACCTATATATTAGGTCCTCTTGTGTAATTGGTTTAAATCCCATTAATCTTTAATTATATATGCTAAGGTTACAAACTGTGGTAATATATTGAAAGGGACTCCTTGTGGAAAATTAAGACTATCTGCTGTACCATCTCCTGAATTACCAATCAAAGTAACATTATGAGAGTGAGCTCCACAATTAGTATCTGTATCTCCAGTACAATCATTAGTACCATCAAAAGGTCTAGCTGTAGTCCATTCAAGAGGGTCACCACCAATTCTATTTCTACTCTGAGGTCTATCTACAGATCCCCACCCTGGTGAACCATCTACTTCAAAAAATCCTCTCCATCTATGAGCGTGTGCACCACTAGTAGCCATTAGAGCAGTATATGATCCTATATTATGAACGTGTGCAGGTATATTACTTTTAGAAAGTGAAACTGTAGTGCTACCCCCTGCAGCTAAAATTGCACCAAAGTTTGGATCTCCAGCTCCATAAGACGCTATAAATTTTCCTGATAAATTTGGTACTCCTGGAGCACCACCATCACAAAGTGTCCACCCAAGAGGAATAGAACCTAAAGGGCCAGACCACATTACAATTATACCAGAAGGTAAGAGTGCACCTTGCTGAATTACAGATTGGATTATATTTCCGGCATTAATAACTTGATTACAAGGCGTAGGTGTAGGACCAGTAGTGACTATTACATCACCCTGTACATTTCCATCAGTACCATCTGAAATATAAACATCCATAAGGGTACAACCATCTGTACCATCTGCTCCGTTTATACCATCAGTACCATTTACTCCTGGAGGCCCCTGTGGACCTTGGGGACCCTGGGGGCCCGTATCTCCTACAGGAATATCACATGAGTTTGCTTCTGCACAGGTTGTACAGTCACAAGCACAAGATTGTGGATTAACACATCCATTGTTACAATTATTACATGCCATTATTTACTCTTTTTTTTATGAAGTACAAGACGCGCAAGTACCTCTATAGTTACACAACTTATTTACTTGAACAGCCATCTTTCCTGCTTTGACGGTACTGCCACATCTATAAGCATATAACATGGCTTTATAAAGAGTATAAGCTTCTAATGCATTTGACTTATCTTCACCACAAGGACAGTCATCACACATATCTAAATTTGCTAACATTTTATGGACACAACATTTAATTACACTGGTTGCAAGTGTATATTTTCTTAATGAGACTAATTTTCCCGTAGCGGTTCCATCATCGTATATAATACGATATTCTATATTATAGACACCCTGTTGTATTGTTTGTCCTGATGATCCACCTAAAAATCCCATATGTATATTAAAGGTTCCATTAGTAGCATTCGGAAGATCTCCGCCTATATCAGCCATAGAAATAACATATGTATTTCCATCTGGAGCTAAAATAATTATTTCTACATCTATTACAGATCCTAAGATAGGATTTGGGTTTCCCCATCCTGTATTATTAGCAGAAGAATATGCACCAGTTGTATCGGTAAATAAAAGACTTTTACTATCACATGCTTCAGCAACTTTGAAGTTTAACTTTATAGCCATTCATATATACTTTTTTAAATACATAGATACAGAAGGGATTTCTCCCTCCTGTATTATGTAAAATTATTAAACTGTTACGCGTTACCTCTAACGAAAGCTACTGAGATGTAGTGTACACCATTTGCAGCACTAACTGTACCACCAGCAGTTACATGGATTGCTCCAGTAAAACTACCAGCTACAAGGTTACCCCCACCAGCTTTAACATTACCTGCCGCTATTGCTCCAGTAACCCACTGAGCTGCGCCTCCTACTGCTACTCTTATAGTACCAGTACCTGCTAAAACCGCACCATTCGTAGAAGAAGTATTTAAATAAACACCTACTACTACTGCGTCAGCTGGAATCATTGCAGTCGATACCATAGCACCACCTGCTGTTGATCCGTCATATACTATAGCCACAGATGCTAACTCGATGTTTGCATTCATAGCTCTATTTTCTATTGCATTTGCCATTATTATATATTTTTAAAATTATTGATTTAGTTTATTACAGTGCTACGTTAGCAAAATTACCTGGGCATGAAGCCATCCAAGGATTAATTTCTGCTTCGAAAGCTGCCTGATCTCCTGCTGCTACTGGCATAGCTACTAATGTCATCTCTGGACTTAAACCATCTTTGTTAAGATTAGCTGTTGCATGTCTGTCAGAGTGTTGTATAGCATATATGTCATAAGTAGTCGCTGATACAGCATATACAGGGTAAGAAGGTACTGGGAACTTCATTAAGTTGTTCACACCATCATATCCTAAAGCTGCTCTTTCTAAATCAGAAACGTGAGCGTATGTACCAGATCCGTAACCTGGAAGAGCTACTGATGTAAAAGTAGTAACACCACCATCAGAGAATCCACCGTCCATTACAGTTTTAAATGATACTTGCTCATAACCATCAATAACTTTGTAAGCTTGAGCTAAAGCTGTAATAGTTACACCATAAGATGTACCTAAACCTAACGCAGCCGTTGCAGTTACTAATGTACTAGCTACATCATCAGCATTAATTGCTGCAGCAAAAGCCGTTGCAATTTCTAGCTCAGTAGCTGTAGCATCTGAAGTATAGTAGAAACGTCTTACTAATTGTCTTTCTGAACCTATAACTTTATCATATGTAAATATTAATGATAATCTGTATTCTGTTGAATTTACTAAGTTGATGTTACCTGCTCCACCTGGAGTAGCTCCTACTTCAACTGACTGTTGTACAGCAGCTGCAAAAGAAGTTCCGCCCCACTTAGTTACTTGTGCTCCTTGGATTTTAGCTGAGAAACGTGGAGCTACTCTCACACCATTCTCAAATACTCCTTGAACAACATAGCAGTATTCACTATTCGCGATAGTATCACCTGCATTCATGATAGTCATGTCGTTTTTTACAACAGCTATCTCCCCATCAGCTAATGTAGCTACAGTTAACGCTGCAGTTCTTGCTACATCTTTTCCGATTAGGATTTTATAATTTTCATGTCTTGCCATTACTTTATTATTTTATAATTAATTATTTATTTTACTATTCTTGTGACATTTCTGAAACAATATGAGTCTGGAACCTTGGGCTAGCTATATTCTCTAAAGCCATTGTTACAGCGCCCGCCACTATCTCGGCATGCGTGTGTTCGGCTAATTCGCAGGAAACACCTGGTGTATTTAATATATCTAACCTAACTGGTTGTCTCACATATCTCAAAAAGTATCGGTTTATTGTAAAATTTCCGTCAGTAAGTAACTCAGCAAATCGACCATGCATTAATCTTAAAACCACATCCTTAGTAGGCTGGTTAAAAGGATCATCTACAAGTTTATTATAGTCGTCGTGCTGTATAGCATAGACCCCATTTCTCTCATCTACCCAACTGCCATTGCAGTTTTCATAACGAATTTCGCATTCTTCGTTAATGGCGAACCAATAAATGTCCGTACCCAATGTGCCATCAGGTAATTCAAAAAGAATACCATTAGGTTTAGTTGGGGTTTGCGTTGCAGATGGAATTAATGTTACCTCTGTTACTACTTTTCTCAAATCATCCGTTCTCTTCTGAGTTAACTCAAAAGTTTCATTTTTCGGATCATGTGAATAACGTTGTTTCACAAAACGATCCTGTGACCTATTAAGCCACAAATCGATTTCTTCAGGTTCAAAATTGGGGTAGTTAAGACTATCAGTCTTATCTAACCCCACTTTGAATTCTATATGCATTTCTGCTAATGTCATTATTTTTTACTTGCTTTAAGTTTAGACTTTAACGATAATACAATGTCCTGATTTTTTGGATCTTTTAGGTATAAACACGCAGCCTCTAAGTCGTGGCCTATCGCACTATCACCAAACATATAATGTCCGCCTCTAATACGTAATGCATTTATAGCTACTAGATCTTCAATTAGTACTCTTATTTTAAAGTCAGGCATAGCCATAGTCTCATTAAATAGTGCTGGATCCTTATCTAAAATATCTGCAAGTGTATTTTCAATTAATGTATCAGAAGCATTAGCTGCTTTTTTACCCATTAATTTTAATACATTTCGCATTTCAGCTGAGGTCATACTATTAAATTGTTTATATGCTTTACGCTTTTCTTTAATCTTTAAATTATCTTTCTTAGCATCTTGTTCTGCATCGTATATTACATACTCTGCTTTAGGCCAAGAGGTTAATTCATTTACTGAATTAGCTACACGGTTACTAGCCATTAAAATTTTATAATCTATAAAATCTCGTGGTCTATCTAATATTAAGGGTTTATCCTTATCATTAAGAATTACTGTATAGTCTCTCCAATACTCGGAATACTTTCCAAGAGTACCCGGCTTCATTTGCAATTTTAGTTCAAGATCCTTTTCTTCCTTTTCTGTAAGACCGGTTTCATAGCCTCCTCTTCCGAGAGAAGCTATGACCGTATCTTTACATTTAGGGAATCTGCTGAATCCTGACCAAGATTGTCTTTCCAAAGCCTTTAAAATTACTTTTCCTTTCATGTTTAATATTTAAATTATTTACTAGTTACTCGCTACTTTCGTACAGATTAACTCGCCACATGCCATAGGATTTTTAATCATGATTCCACACTCAGTTAACATGTGTACTGAATAACCGTCAAGATTATCAGAACGCATAGTGTTAACAGATTTAGCTGTATTTCCAAATGGATCTACAGAACCTGCAGTGTGCCACATCATATCCTTAGAATCTTTTTTATGAACAGCTTGGATGTTTGATTCTCCACCTGCCATACCAAAGTCAAGGAATGTGAATCTGTAAGACTCAATAGGTCTTCCAGTATCTGCATGTAATTGTCTGTTAATAACTGTGTTATCATATAATGGTAAATGCTTAAGAGTAATCTTAGTACCATTTAATCCTAGATAAGTTTTGAATTGTCCACCTAGAGACAAGTTTTGCCCGCTACCAGTAATGAATGTTGAATCTACAAGAGTCCAATTTGAAGCTGCAGTTTTCATAGCTCTGTCGAATTCTGCGAATCCATACTCACCTGTAAATGCAACAAACTCTCTAGAAGACTCAGGCATCACATTATAAGAAAGATCAATTAAGAAATCTCTGATAATACCTTCTGATAAATCAGAATAGTAACGTCTGTTTGCTGGAGCAATTTGCTCTCTAATTCCAGCACCTTCGTAAACTGGAAGACCGTTGTTACCTAACATATCTGTAATTCCATTAGAATTAGCAGAGAATGTAGAGTACCAGTATGATCTTTCAATCTCTCTGTACCACTGAGCCATTGCTTCCCATTCAGCGTATCTTGTCCACACTGTAGTTTTCTTACCTGGGTTAGCTGGGTCAGCTAGTTGTATAACAAGAGCATCAGTTGCTGCTGATCTTGTTACTGTATAAGACTTACGTAAAGTCGATAAATGATTTCTCATTTTAAATGGAGCACTAAATGTAGTGTTACCACCAGTAGAGAATTCAGGAACTGTAGTGTACTCTTTCGAGAACTCAGAACCAGAATCAATCAATAGTGGATCCATAAATTTAGCTGGGTCTGGACTAGTTAGTTTTAACGTGTAAATCCAGTCTGAGCCATCAAAATATGGGTCTTCCATTACTCTTACTCTGTAAGATCTGTCATCCGCAACCAATACTTCTTGGTTAGCGAACCATTTTTCTCCGAACTTAACTCGGAAAGTTGTTCTATTTAAACCTGGTGTTACTCCACCATCGCCTAAATTTCCAGTCACTGGAACTGCCTTCTCGTCATCTCCTTGTAAATGCCAGTCATACTCTCTGTTACCGATTTCATTAGATCTACCCATTCCACTTGTTAAATACTGGATAGGGTTAGAACCTTGCATACCGAAGATACGAGTAACCAATGTACTCATTACTTCAGGCTCAGTTAAATATGCTGACGAAAGGTGATTTTGTTGGGTCAATCCCGAATGCCATTTTGTTTTGTAAAGTTGCAATCCGTTTATAGCCATTCACTTTTTCTTTTTTAGTTATTAAATTATTTTACTTATTAAGCGCGTTTGCAAACAAGCTAAAATCAATATCACTATTGGTTGCTTTAGTACGTGTTTTACTTTTCAGTTTACGAGTAGATACACCACTCGCACGTTCTAAGCTAGCTCTCAATGATGAAGTCGCTTTAGTTCTAGCCTTCTTCTCAACTTGTTTAAAATCGAACTTGTTATAATATAGCCAAGCCATCTTTAACTGAGAATCTTTATCAGCTTCAGAATCTGAAACTAATCGAGTTTTCCCCGTCTTTCTATCTACCTTAGTTATATAGTTATAGAAATCCTTTTTTGATTTTTTATTGATAGCAAATCCAGCGATTTCATCTCTTGATTCAATATCGTCTTTTAAACTAGACAAGAAAGTTTGATACTCTTCTTTCTTTGTCTCTTCTGCTTTTTCTTGATCTGCTAATAATGTAGCACGATCTTTTACTTGTAAGTCTTTTAATTTAGCTAAAGCACGTTTAGCTTTTTTAGCAATAAGTCCTCCGTCTGTAAAGTCTTTTACATCTTCCATTATCTCTTCATTGCTATATCCTTCTTTACGCATCAATTCAGCTACTAGTTGCTTTTGAAGATTTTCTTTTCCATCAATCATCTTAACATCTATTTTACTAAAATCTACATCGCTTGTAGCTTTTACAAACTTAGAAGGATCTCCACCTTTTTCTATATAAGTTAAAAACTCTTTAGCTAAAGGTTCTAAATCTTCTTTATATTTTTCTACTCCTTTTGTAATTTCATTCTGGATAACTTTTGCGAACCCTTCTTCAGTGTCCTCAAATTCCTCAGAATCAAAATCAACAATACCTTCTTCTTTTAAGAAATTAGCAACAACTCCAATCTGAGAAACTTCGTCCTCACTTGATTCTTCTGCTTCTAATTCTTCTTCTGTTACCTCACCTTCAGGTATTTCTTTTTTATATTGGATTTCTAAATTATCCGCAGATAATTCTTCTTTAGGAGATTCTTCTTTCTCCTCTTCTTTTTTATCATCCATACTTTCTGGAGCATCAGATTCGTCTTCCAACTTATTACCTGGAGTTAAATCTACTATTCCTGTATCTGATCCTAATTTATCGAGGTCATCAGATGGTACCTCTGTTACTTCTTTTACCTCTATATTTTCAGCAGGCATTATATCAGCTGCTAAATTTTTAAATCCCTCTAGTGAATTTTCGTTCGTTTCTGTTGACATAGTTTATTTTTTTAAGAATTTACAAAAATATATTTAATTAATTACATAAAAAAACCTTTTGAAAGGAAAAAATAAATTTTTTATTGTTTATTATAGCGTTTTATCAATATCTATACTCTAGATTTTTATTTTTATATCTATCAAAACCATAATTTACATTATGCCATTTAGATGTTACCTGCCCACGCTTGTTTTTATATGAAGTTGAATAATCTTTTTTATATGTAACTCTATCCATATTCCATAAAACATACATCTTAGTTTCTTTGTTCATGTTCTTATACCAAGTCTCCCATCCTGCCTTTTTATCTTTAGCAGATAACTTTTTCCAAAACTTATCAAAGTTACCTGGTCCCATATTATAAGCAGCAAAGGTTCTAGCTTTTCTTTCTTCTTTAGTTGTAGCTGATTTTACATTTTCTCTATCTTCATATATGTAATCCATGTAACGTCTTTGTGCTAATGATTGAGCAGCTACATCTGTTATCTTAGCTGTTTCTGGAATCCATCCTTTTTCTTTTGCCCATTTAAAAGTACTTGGTAAAAACTGTGCTATACCCATAGCGCCTTTAGGAGATACTTTAGAATTATCTCCTGTAGATTCTTTATAGATTTGAGCTGTAAACTCAGCATCAGTAAAATAAGGATTAGTATAAGAATTTAATTGCTTATTTACTAAATCTTGATTTATTGCATTATATGTTTTATTGCCCCATATACCATCATTAGCAATATCAAAACCATCTGTAATAACTAGATCTTGAGTCCCTTTAATAAATTCAGAATCTTCAGATTTTTCTCTATACTGCTTTATATCTGCCCACCCACTTTTATTTAAAAGAAACTTTATTTTTTCTGGGGTCTTTACCGTTACAGTTCCAGAGTCTGGGTCTATTGGAGTCCATACTGGATTATCATCAGATTGTAAATCTATAACAGGCGGTGTTACTGTTGTTGTATCTGTTGGATCACCTCCATTTTCATAAAATTTTATTTCTGTTTCACCTGGCATTTTATATACATAATCTCCACTTGGAGTAGGAGCTTCACTACCCCCCATTTGTACACCAGGAACATATTGTGGATTATATGGACTAATTAAAGATCCGTCTGTTAAATGAGTCATCCCCATACCAGTAATATCTTCTCTACCTCCAGTCCAATCTCCTCCCATAGAATATCTTCTTTCTACTTTCTTAGAAGCATTTTTATAGGACATGTCCCTTAAATATTCATTATAGAATCTACCCATTAGTTGGCTTATTATTTGCGGCTTTACGTTTTATAGCTTCCTCTGCTTTATTAGATCTTCTTTTTTCTTGTAGCTCTTCTTTCTTAAGACCCAATTCACTTTGCATTTTTTCTCTGTCCATCTGTACCTTAGCTTGTTCCGTAGCTTGTTTAGCCCCGTCTTCTGCTTCTTTACGATCTACGTATCCATCATTATTTTCATCTGCATCAATCATTTTAGCTTCTGCATTTATTCTGGCTACTTCAATTCTTGTTTGATTATCCATTGTAGTTCGCTGATCCTCTCTATCCTCTTTCATCATTTCAAATTGCTGCTTAGCTTGTTCAACTTGTTGTGCTGATTTTGCTTCAGCCTGCTGATTTTCTTGAGCTTTTTGCTCAGCCTTAGCTTGTGAAGCTTCTAGTTCTTTTTTAACTTTAACTATGGAATCAGAGTTTAATATTTTAGCAACATCAGAGAATGATACAACTCCTGCCTGTAGTGCAGATTGAGCTAGTCCTTTGAGTGTTTCTAAAGCTTTATCATCTTTAGCTGAGTTAGAAACAAATACTCCATAACTAGAATTAGTAAATCCATCTGCTTCAATATTTAAAAAAGTTCTTTGCATATCGTCTCCAATATACTGTATCTTTTTTCCATTTCTATAACTCATTTTAGCCACATCTACTAGTGCGCTTAATACTCTTTTCTTACATTCATTATGATTATAGAACCAATATTCTGTAATATGAGAAGATTGTGTAACAGCTCTTTCAGTATTTCCAACTAATTCTGATGAAGTTACTTGACCTTGTCTTTGTCTACTTACTCCAGAAAGTTCTCCGAGTTCAGTTTTAATTTGATCTAATAGTTGTACATGAGTATTTATATAATTACCCATAGAAAGATCTACACTTTGGAATTGATTAAAAGGTGCTTGATCTCTAGATCTATTACCTTCTTCCCTAGAATTAATAAACATTACTCCCATAGATTCTAAGTAGTACATCCATTTAGAAACATCCCATCCTTCAGAAGAAGGTATTTGAGATATATCCATTAATGCAACTTTACCTTTAGATTTAGCAATAGCTAATTCAGTTCTATAATAAATAATATTATATAAGTATTGGAAAGGTTTCATACGATCTATTAAAGAAATAGATTCTGAATTTCTTTCATTATAAATATATCCTACATATCCTGACTTTACATCACTAGGATTATTCATATCTCTACGTTGATTTTTCTTCGGCTGGATATTAACATAAATATCTTCTGCTATTTTAGTACCTTCCCAATATTCATTTACCCAATACCATTTTAATTCTACACCATCAAAAAACCAAACATCTCCTTTCTTTTCTGCATACTCAGGTATTTCAAAAATTTCATCTACTATATCTTGTTGTTCTATTCCTGCTTCATCAGTATAAGTAACTAAACCAATCTTTCTCATAGATTTCCATTCAACCTGTATTACTCTTATCATACCATCTCGTCTATAAGATCTAATAGCTGCAGGATCAAAAGTTCCATTTCCTACTGTATCTAATACTCTATCTACATTAACAATATTAAATTCACTATAAGGATAATTAACTCCTCCTTGGTCTGTTCCTCTATTTGTTCCGCTCTCTAATCTGTCTAAATCTTTAGGTGTTAATGACTGATAATATTCATCCATAACAGTAGATAAGGTTAACCATCTTTCTTCAATTACTGCTTGAGACTCTTCAATGTATGGAGAATCAGGATCTAGTATTACTCGAATATCTAATGGATTACATACTCTTACTGTAGGATTTCCTGAAATATCTCCTACCCAATAAATTTCTTCTCCAGCTATAAGTGCGTCTTTAAACCCCTGATTAAACTTAACTTCTAAGTCATCTTCTCTCACGAGATATTCTAAAATACGTTGTGCTACTGTTTCTCGTATATCTTGATAATCATAATTAATATACTTTTCAATTTCAGCGGGGGTTTTTGGTTTAGACATTGCTGCCTTTTCTGGATCTGTTTCTGCAAGCTGTTGTTGTTCTTGCATCTGAGCTTCTTGTTCTTGAGGAGGTACTACAACAGAATATAAAAATTCCATTAACATATCTTTCTTCATAGCTTCAAGTCTAGATATAGCATCGGGATCATGAGAAACTACTTTAAAATTAAATGGTCTTTTTATTTCTTCTCCCATGAGTAATTGTAACTTAGGAGAGATAATATCATAGTGTTGCATTTTAGCTGGGAACTCAGCTTCATTTACACCAAAAGGATTTAGAACGTACTGAAAATCTCCCTGGTCTAACTTTCCATTATATAGATCATAGTTAACTTGTTTTCTATAACGAGAAGATCTACCATTGTATTCCATCTCACTATATGTAATTTTTTCTAACTCATCTATACAAGTTTGTCCCCACTTTTTCCCTTTAGCGCTCCTAGACAGTTTTTGTCTTGGCAAGTCTGCTAATACATATGCTCCGTTATTTTCCATTAAGTACTCTTTTTCAACCTACAAAAATATATAATTTATTTTAATAATCCACTAGTTTACCATACTTTTCTTTTTTTAAAGTGGTTTGTACGCCAAAATTTATCATTTTGCCCATAATCAAACTGACTCTCAAGGTCTATATGATAGTTTTCATGGCTATGTAAAATACACAACATAAATGCTATCGCCCTATCAAAGTTCCCCTGTTTATCATAAGCAATTAATTCTTTTAGTAACGGAATAGATAAAATAGAATGTAGGTTTAGTTTATCCCCTTCATCTGTATCCGCTCTTTTTTCTAACAACCAATCCCTTAAATAAATTTCAGCTTGTATTTTAATAGGCTCACTCATGTGTACCCCATAGCCTCTACTTACAGTAGATCGGTTTACAATATCTTTTAATATACTTGGTTGAGATTTTAATAAATCTAAACATTTCTTTTGCTCAAAGTATATCTTCAAACCTTTTAAGTTATTCTCATACAAGGTTTGCGCATTATAATATGTAAGAAGTTTTCTTATATTCTCATAATATTCTTTTGCGGTTTCTGGTCTTCCTGTGTATTCTGCTACAGGTAAGTTATATGTTTTATCAAACTTCTGGAAAGTTTTATATATAAACGTACTTCCAAGAGAGCTTGTTGTAGAACTGTCTTGATCATAAGGGTCAGTCCCTCCTATATATAATCCAAATGGAATTGCATCTGAATTTTTATCATGGTAAGGATGCTCCCAAATAACAATACATCCTGTTTTATCTTCATTAGGTTTTAATGGGAATTTATTAATAGGCTTAAGTTCATTATTAGGCATCCACTTTACTTTATCTTTTTCCCAATAAAGTTCTCCAACCATTGCCATATCTTGAGCTTTCTTTGTAGTTTCAATTTCTGCTAACCATGAATTAAGCTCAATAGTTGGAAATATATTCCCGCTTGTTTTTAAGAATGCTTCCCTAGGTGTTTTAGGAGATTGTGTAATATATTTTTCCCATGTAGATCTTGAATCTGTAGTTTTTAAAATCTGACGTTCTTGATCTAAAAATGTTTCAGCCGCCTCTCTATTTGAATTACCTTGATCATCAACCATATTAACAACTTCTCCATCTGGCATTGTAACCTTTCCAGGCTTATACCACATATCATCAATAAAGAATCCTGCATTAGTTCCTGCTCCTCCATCATCCCAAATATTCTCATAAGGTCTTAACCAATACTTTTCTGGGTTATAAAACATCTCTGCAAAATCATTAGATCCTCCATCCATGTCACCCCCCGTTCCAAATATTAGTGGCATACCAATCATAACATTACCATCTCTAAATACTGGTGCTGTTACCATATACGCATTTATAAGATTAGGAAATTTTCCAGCCTCCTCGAATAACATTAAATCTGCTGTTTTACCAATAGCTGCCGAGAAGTTATCCTTAAATGTTAATGTAAATATTTCGCTATTATATCCATTCCACACTTCTTGTCCATCTACTACTTCTTTAAATCTAGCTTTAACAAAATCTCTTCTATCTGGATTTCTACGCTTTGCCCACGCAGTATGCTTGTTAATAAAGTTTAACATTTCAAATGCCATACTCATAGTTGCATTAGAATATTCATTTAAATATGCACCAATTATACTTGTAGAATCCCTGAAAAAATTATATTGATATACACATAATGCACCATTTTTATATGAGAATCCTTTTCGTCGAGCTTTAGCTACAATAATACCTTGACCATTTTCTCTAGCAATTTCACATTCCATAAAATAGTAATAATCCATATCTAAAAAAGAAGGGAATGTTAACACTTTCCTTTCTATTTTTCCTTGCTTAACTGTTGCTTTTATTTGTGTAAAATTTAAATAAAAATAATGGGCACCCGTAATTCTGACTCCACCTACTTCAAATCCTTCCATACATCTTCTCGTCTGTTCTTCCCAATATTCTCTATAAGCATAAGTACCTGCAGGCGAGTTAGTATAATAACCATTTTTTATAAATGATTTTGCCTCACAAGAAAACTCTCGTGTATTAACAAACTCGGGTACTATTTGAAAATGATTCATATTATTTTAATCTATATATTGCAGAAAAAGAATTACCTAATGGTGTTCTTACCATTAGCTTGTATCCAGGAGATAAGAAAATATCATCATCAGTAAACTCTAAAGATGATCCGTTTAAAACTAAAATATCTTTACAGATAAAGAATTGTTCAGCAGTAGGAGCTCTAGCTTCTAAATATATATCTAAAGTTAATGGTACAGTTAAAATATTAGTTATTCTTAGAAATCTAATATCTTTACCATCAAAAGGAATTTCATATTCACCACTAGGACCTGCTTGATTATATAATCTATTAACTCTTGTACTTTCTCTTGCTGTATTGTATGACATTATTTTATTATTTTATGTATATGTTTGATCTACATTCGTTCTTAAATTTAGTACATTTACTAGTGTATATTCAACTTGAAAATACATAGTGGGTTGAGTAGCAGCACCTATAACAGAAGGAGTAGCTAACAATAAAGGTTTATTTGTTACTGGACCATAGGGTACTCCATAAGGATTATTACTTTCAGCATTTATTGTTACTTGATACCACCAAGATTGTGGATTCATAGAAATAATTACTTGTCTTGGAACTCCTCCAATAAATCTAGAAGTATTTGCTCCTGCGGTTGCTAGCCACCCAAATTCTATAGGATAGGTACCAGCATTCCATCCTGATCCGTTAGTTCCTATTTTATTTACAAATATATTTCTAATATACATTATTTGATTTGGTCCTGGTGTAGGTGTAAGAGCTAAACCATTTGCAAACCCAGCGCCTGTAGGCCATCCACCCTGTTCTATTTTTGTTGTATAGATTCTACTTGCTTGTACAACTTTTCCGTTTTTACCAAAACCAGTTGTAGTTTTAAGTAAGTTCTCTTCAAAATCCAGTCCTAAAAAATTACTATCTTTAGTGTATGCGCCCATCTTAACATATCTAGGTCCTACACCACCATCAACAAAAAAGTTTTGTTCATTAGTTACTCCAATGTTTAATTCATTTCTTGCTCTTAATGTTCCATTTACATCCATAGCAGATCCAGGAGTTTGTGTTCTAAAACCAACATTTCTATTTACAGTATCTAAATATAATGTTTCTTGACTTGTAGCATCAGAACCCATTTTTATAACACTTCCAGTATCTGTAATTTCAGAATCACCTAATGTTGTTGCATTTGTCCACTTAGCAACAGTATCCCCTGTTCCAGTTCCTTGTACAGTTCCAGCAGCCATAGGAGTAGTACCTAATTTACCATCAGATTCTACAACAACTACATCTGTAGAAGTAGACGTATCTAGTTTTTTTAAATATACATACCATCTAAAAGTAGCTATCCACTCAAATAAATATTCTCCTATTCTTTTCATAATCTTGGCCCGCAATCTGGAGATAATCCTCCGGTTCTTGTTTCATGCTTTTCTGTATGCATATATTTAGTTTTTCCAAATTCATCTTTATATGCTACAGTTAACTTCCTTCTATTTTTTCTATGAGTTACAAAGCTAACATGAATCCAATTAGGATTATTATCATCTCCAAATTCCCATATCATTTGATCAAAAAGAAGATTATTTTTTATATAGTGATACATCTCAGCATTTGTTTTGTGCCCAAATGTATCATCAATATCCATTGCCTGACCTTTCATATGCTGTGAAGTTTTAGATCCTCCAATAGCAGTATTTAATTTTTTACCTCTAAAAAAACTATTAATTTTTATTGGTCCTCCTACCCATTCTCTTAAAGGTTCAAATACATTCTCTGCAATTTCCATCATACATTTTAACTGATCTGGCCCAGGAGTATTATCTATTCCTCTTCGCAATGCTGTTCTACTATAGATGCCTTCTTTATAACTTACATGATCACTTATTTTTGTCATTTTAGCAGCATTTAGTTCCACACCATCCGAGTTGGATTTTATTTCCTGTAATTTTACAGACTCCTTTACAGACTGCTTCTTTAACTTTTGTAAGAGTACTTTTAATTTTTTCATGAGTGCCATCACACCATCCTTCCAAATTACTTGTTTGTCCACATTCACATTTTTTCATTATTATTATTTTTTAATTTATACATTATATACCCCAACATAGGAGTACCCATCAATAGTGTTAATAAACTAGGATGTGGTTCCCCACATAATCCTAGTGCGTGTCTTAAAAATTCCCACATATTTATTTTTTTGCAAATTTTTCTAATCCTGCAATTCCAAAACATCCTAATACGAGGACAAGGAATGAGTCATAAACAAATTCATTAATTACTAAATCTTTTCCTATCCAACCTGTAAGCAGGTCAGCCAACATGATTAAAACCATAATACAAAAAGCAATAAAACCTACTATTGTTTTTTCGTTCCAATCATTATTATTTTTAAATATTTCTATAAATTTACTCATTATTTTATATTTTATATTATTGTTCCTAACAAATACATAACAACCATAACAGCAATATATACACCTAAAATCTTCCAACCTAATACCTCTTGTTCTTTATTGTTGTGATTCATTTTTTAACTTTGTTAATTCAGCACACTTTTCATATTCTTCTGTTTCAATAAAGTATTCAATCATTGCATCATAATCAGGTTTTTCTTTTTCAATATTAAAAGGTAAACATACTTCATCTGCAAGATCCATTAAATTTTCAAATGTAAACTTACCAGTTAATATAGCATATGCATTTCGCATAGCTTCATCTAATATTTCTGAATCATATCTCTCTTTCGGCATATTGTATTTTCTTTTTAACACTGCTTATCATTTTTTCTAGGTATCTGGAAAACATTTCGGAAGGCATCCATTCTAATGTTAGGATCGCTTTACCGTGGTAGAACAATACATTTCCATATACATCTATTGTTTCTTCTCCTCCTACTTTTCGGGTTAATAGTTTTTTATTATCCTTAGCAGGTCTAAACCCATAGTGCTCTACTAATTGTTTTCTTGTAATTGCCATATCATTTTTTGTTTCTTATATATTCTAAAATTATATCTATTTTCTTTTTTATTTCTTCCATATTGTCGGCATTCTTTTCGTGATGTTTAGAGAAAGTATTTTTAACTTCTCTAATACTAAAAAAGAAAAAATTATATAAAGCATATAAAGCTCCTAGTAATAATACTAGTGGTAATCCATAACCTTCTATTAATTGTAAAATATTTTCCATTATTAATTATTTTTACATCCTTCAATTTTTGCTAACTCTTTTTCTAGTTCAACTATACGATCATCATTATCATTAATGATCTTAATTTTTTTTTCTAATCTTTTTTCTAACACGAGTATATCTTCTCCAAGTTGTACAATTTGACTATATGCTATACCCATACTAAAAATAACTCCCATTATCCATATTATATTACCTATGCTTATAGTAAAATCTTTTTTCATTAATTAGCTATTTTTGGCCATCTATTATCAGGACAATCAGATGTTTTCCATCCTGCTTTAACTGATAATACACAACCACACTTTGTACAAGTTCCTTCAGATCTAAACGGACATCTTTCACAAATTCCTAGTCTAGCTGCCATTTGATCTTTAGTTACCTTACTCATTCCATCAGCTACGTGATTAGCTAAAGCCTCTCCTAAATTTAAAGCCTTAGTAAATAAAGAAGGTGATTTTTGCTGTTTATTTTTTTCCTTCTCGGCTTTCTCCCTTTCCTGATTTTCTTTTGTGTGTGGAAAAGGTTTGCCCGCATTTATTTGAGGAGGAACTGCTTCGTATCCTAATTTACTATTTACTAAAGACGAATAAGTTTTGTTACTCGTTGCTGGTTTTTTATTTTTATTACATCCACATCCCATAATTTCTTATTTTTTATTTAACGCTCAAACATTCCTATCTCACCTCCACCCCGGACACGAGAATCTGTTTTAACTTCTTTTTTAATTCTTGTTTCTAATTTATCTAAACTATCTACAATGGTTCCTACTTTCTCTAAATTATATGCTACATCTTTAGCAGTATAAACAGGTTTACCATTATCATCCATTCTAAGAAAATCTATATTCTCAAAATATCCAGCTAATTTATCTGATGCTCCTTTAGCTGCTCTCATGAGTCTCATTGTGTGAGTCTCTTGGAGTTCTCTATATGTCTTCATAGCTAATAAAATTTCTGGAGTTTCTTTCCATTTTTTATCACCTATAAAATCTGCTACTACTACTTCCCTTTTTTTATTTGCAGGATACACTGCATAAGGGCTATTATAATCACACATAAAATATATGTATGATATTGCTTGTGTAGCTTTTTCTTTTCCTTTTGTCTTATCCCCTTTCCATATTTTATGAAAACATGGTAAAGCTATTGAATCCGGGTTAAGTACTATATTTCCATTTTTTAAATCAAATAATGACATATCTTTTTCTTTTAATAATTTCCATTATCTCCACACTCTTCACAATTTTGCGCGCCTTCACACGGACAATCAGGATCTGGTTCAGGATCTGGGTCTGGTGGTGGCGGAGGCGGTGGTGAACAACAAGTAGCACTGTAATTTGGATCACCTGTAATACAATTAAGTGGTGGATTTCCTAGAACCTGTCCGCTAATATTCATATCTGGATAACTATTCCCTCCTCCTGAAAAATTAGTTATTTCACATGTGTAGTTACCCACAGCGTGTCCCCAAGATTCCCAACATATTAAACTAAATGAAGTAACACCAGCAGGAGGATTACCTGTTCCGAATGTAAGAATAGATGTACCTGCTACACCATCTTTAACTCCACTAGTTACAATATTTCCACCCCCATCTTTTACAGTCCAAGTAAATGTAGAATTATTACCACTATTACATGCGCCTATGGCTTGAATTTCCCATCCTATTTTTCCGTCTGAATTATTACCTGTACAATTTCCACTTGCATTCTGGCAATTCTGGCAGAACTGACTATTACAAGAAGACCCTTGGAAAGTACAAGAAACTCCAGCAGCCCAACCTCCACAACCATTTAGATTCATACATGAATGTGATGTGGTACCTATGTAAGCATAATGCCCATTACTTGGATTTACGGATGGAATATTAGGATCCGCCGCTAGTGCAGCTACGAAGGAATGAATATCATCAGTATTTGAGCCCGCATAGCCTGCAATTATCATATCATTCATAAAGTCTTGCCATATTTGCCAAGTATATCCATTAAACTGAGCATAAGGAGATGCTGCTGGTATACCGCCTAGGCTAAATTTCCACAGAACTACCATAGAATTTCCTCCAGGAGTATTTTCACAAAAAGTAGTTTGTCCTGGTAAATTTATACACCCCATCCATTTTATCTTGTTTACTGGGGTAGTCTGTAATCCGTTTGCCGAATCTGATATATGACATAATGCTTGAAGATGTGATGATATTCCTGGACACTCTGCAGTTCCACCACAAATACCCGGAGTAGATGGAAGACCACCTCCTGGACAGTTACCAACACTACACGCATCATCACAATGATAACATGTGTCAGAAAAATCAACTAGACCATCAGTACAAGTCCAGTCTGCAGCAGGTCCTGATCCTGGAGGCCAACTTGTTCCGAAAGGAGCATTTGGGTCAACTGGATTTTGTGCTATCCATTCATCATATGTATATTCATTTACTTCACCTGTACCAGCTATATGCTCTCTTAATGCTATTGCTTTAGAAGCTTTTTCATTAGCTCTCCTTGTTTTTCTAGCCTCTTGAGCTTTTGTCTGATCTATACCACTTGCTGTAGTGTCTACATGATCAGGTATATGATTAGTTGGAGTATATTCACTAGTTGTACCAAATACCGCATTCCATTCAGATGCAGTATATCCTTTTATTTTAACTGCATTTAACCCCATACCATTTAGTGCAAGATCATCAGGATTCTCTTCCCTATTAAAAGGATCTAATATAGATCCCTGAGCTGCGCTATCTAGATTAGTATGCTTGTAAGTACCATTTAATAGAATAATATCCAAAAACGCTTGAGCTTTGGATATAGATTCTTGCGTATCCATCTCTATAGAGCCTACCCCCGGTATTTCAATTAAATTTGCCATTAAGCGAATGCAAAGCCACTTTGTTTTATTCCATCATCTAATCCTATAACATTACCAAATGCAGGAACTGGGACATAAGGCCCCATAACTAAACCTACATTAATAGCTTCTATTTCTTTTTTACGAGACTCTGCTGCTGATTGATATGCTCTTGACCCTTTCTCATCTCTTGCAAGAATTGCTGCTTCTAGCTGCTGTAATAATTGGGCCTGCTCTATCTCTAACTCTGCTACTATTCCTATTGATTGTCCTGTTTGTGGCATTACTCTGTATTTTTATTTATTATATATAATCTTTTAGGTTTTACCTTAAATACGCCAAAGTGATGTAATCTTACTTTAGCGCATTTACCTTCTGCAATTTTATCTTGAACAAATTTAAATTGCGATTTAACTATACTCTCTACCACATAGGGTGGTAAATCATATTCATTTGCTAGTTGTTGAATTAAATCCTTTTCATCGTTCATATCCTACTTACATCTTCTATAAAAAACTGCATCTCCGCCGCCTACGTCACATGATTCAATATTCATTTCAAATCTCTGCGTATATCTCATATCAAATGCTATACTTGTAGCAGGGAGCGTACCTACAAGACCTGTATCTAACCATGGTACTCCTTTCCAAACAATACTAGTTAGCGTTATTATTGCTGGTGTAGTAGACACCATCATAACATAATCACCAGCTGGTAAAGTGCCTCCTTTACGTACAAGCACTGCACCACACCCACAACCTGGATCTGATGAATTGGTTTGTTTATTTATTGCAGATATTAGTTTACTATTATTCGTTATTGCCATTATTCTTTCTTTATTAAATTAGTAGCGGGTGAAGGAATCGAACCTCCGTTTATGGCTAATGAAACCATCGAGTTTACCATTACTCTAACCCGCGATATTTTTAAAGTGAGTTGTATCTGGTGCTATAAGCCCGTTATCATCCCACTTATCTCTGTTTACAAAAAATTCCGCGAAATCAAACTGATCTTTCCACGGTTCTCTATTTTTAAGCCCCAATCCTGAAACTGCTGTGTATAATCTACCTGCTAATGCCCCAGAAGGATCATATATTTCCCATAATCTTCTAGGGGTACCATCACGCAATTCTTTCATGTAATGTATTGAAAGACCATGTTTATTTACATAATCTCTTGCTATATCTTCGTTAACTACAGAAGACGATACCTGAAAGTTATTACACGCATGTGGTATTATCTCCTCAATTTTATTTTCTTCATCTGCCATTCACTTATGTTTTAGCTATAGTTATAACACTATATCTCTTAATTCAGATGCAAAGATATATAAAAATAATCTATAAAATATAATTTTTTATAAAAAATATTTTTTAAGAGGTATTCAGAGATGCAGACCATTATTGAAAACTCCCCCCGGTCAACAAAGAAGATTGAATCCCCCCACGTCGAAATTGATTTAGATCTATCACCTTTTCTGAAGATAGATATGGTAGATACAATTCAACCTATCACTACTTCACAGACTGTTTCTACACCTGTTACTACGCAGGTGAAGTACACTAGTGTTGATGGACCTTATACTCGTAAAAGAGATGGTGCATCAATCATGTACCTGAGACAGGATGAGACTGTAAGGTTCGACCCTGAGACAGGAGAGATGTTCGATGACAGTAAGTCTAGAATGTTACTCTATACTCCGGAGAGAATGGAACAGTGCAAGGAGATACTATCCACTATAGGATACATCTACCGTACTGTTACAACGAAGTAGTGGGAACTAACTATCCAGCCAGATAGAGTTCAGAAGTCATTATACACTTCTTTAATCAGTATGATACACCACTCATCCCTTGACTAAGCAACTACGGCTAAATTTGGATGAGTGGTTTCTTTTTTTTATTCAGATCTATTTACCTTTACTTAGTAAGGATATTAATTTAAAAGATAAAGATATGCATATTTTAGAAGATGTGAAGTCGACACTTAAACACAGACAAGAGGAATTATTTAAACTAGGTAAGAAGGCTGAGACATTAAACTCTCTTACTAGAACATTGTTAGAGTCACTACAAACACTCTTAAGAGAGGGTGATATGTCTTACAATTATGATGATAGAAAGCGTATGAAGGCTAAGACTGATGAGTTAATCTCAGGTATTAATGCTAATCTACAGATAGAAGACATGATGGAAGAGAGTTAGTCTCTCTTTTTTTTATTTAGATCCAAGACCTTTACTTAATTTTGGTAAGCTAGTTTAATAATCTAGTGTTGAGTATGTGTGTGTGAGACACAGTAAGGACAGTATTACGACCTCTGAGTAAATGTAAGAGTTTACTGTCTTTATTTTTTTATTTAAATCTATGACCTTTACTAAAGTGTGGTATGTGTGTGTATCATTCGTCTACTTGTATCTCGAATTACATTCCTATTCGTGTGTAAAACAACTCAACACTTAAAGAACTAAACGATTTAACGAAAATAAGAGTACTCTTAGACACTGTATACTCATACACCTACCATTTTAACTAACATTTTAATCATTGTTATTACAGTATATTACTATATATATAGCCAAAGTTGTGATAACACCAAAACCGAAGAGTACAATGTGTAAACCGTACAAAAGAAACAATGGATCAAAACAGAGTAAAACAATTCGTAGCAAACTTACCAGAAAATGAATGTGCAGCTATCTCTTTAACTCGTATTAAAGACGACAAGAAAACAGGTGCAAAAACATTTCAAATAGAGTTTGGACAGAAATTAACTGATACAAAAGTATCAACAGCTTCAGGTACTAATTTTGTACAACTAGCACAAGCGTCTAACCCTTCATTCTCTCCTTCTTCAGGTTGTAGAAGACATTGGTTAAACTTTATGGAGCCTGAGTTAAAACAGTATTTCCCTAATCTTGATATGAATGCAGTAAGTCAATTACCTATCAGAACAAGTTCAAGTGCAGGACCAGGAATATTTATTGGAGAAACTAGTCCGAGTATTACACATAATGGATTACAAAAGTATTACAGAATATGTGTGAACGAGGTGTTTGAATCAGATGCCAACGATTATGAACTCAATAACATTGAGAAAGAGGCAAAGAAAGCAGGTGCAACAGGTAGATTCATCAAAGGTATGAACCCTGAAACAAATGCAGTAGAACATGTGTTCAGTAGAACATTATTGAAAGCTGCAACAAGAAATGAAGACGGTACATATACTAACGAGAACGGGTGGAAACACAACGAAATCGCAGAGTATGTGGCTGCTGATAATCCTTATCAAGACGGTGTTGTTGTCAACACTGAAACAGGAGAAATAACAGATGCTGTTACATCTCTCCCTTCATTATCTTAATGATTAAACTGGCTGGAATATGAACTTGAGAGTGTGTGATGCACTCTCTTGTTCTTCCTTTTTCTTAACAATAAAAAATATATAATCAAATGAAATCAATTTTAAAACACTTAATAGATACATTGTTTGTATCATTATTATACATCGGAGTAATAGTATTTCCATTATTTGTACTGTTAAATATCTTAGGTCCGTGTGACCTTGGTAGTGGAATAACAAACTTAGTAGCTATTATATTTGCAGTAATATTTACTATTGCGTGTAGACTAGCTATCAGAGAGGCAAGAATTAACCATAATCGTGGTGAAAGATTCTTGTTTTAAAAATACTGGAGCTTTATCTAATTGAGTGGTCGAACTCATTAGGACAGACAGGTTTGATCTCCTGTCTGTTGCTCCGTACGATATTTTTAATCAGAAGAATTGGAGCCAGGGGCTACATTTACTAATCAGGAACGATTAGCCAATATTTATATTGGGTATGTAAAGTTGGTCACGGATTACTCTTGAATAAGAGTCCATTCTACGCATCTATAAAATTACTTTGATAGAGGCATGAATGAGTAATGTATTGATAGTAATTCGAATCCTCCGCACCTCTTTTGATTGAATCTGTATGAGTCAGTAATAGTATTGCTTGGAGCCTAGGGCTTAGGGTTAACGCTATTACTAGACTTATGCTTAAAATAAATGTTTAATTTAAAATAATAGAATAAAATGGTAATAGATAATCATATAATATTATATTTGCTGATGTTTGTTTTTGGTGTAGTTGTGGGTATTTATATTATGACTCAAGTAGAAGCTGAGCAGAACGATAAATTAATGACTAACATTCTTGAAATGGACGATAACATTCAGACATATAAGGAAGAAGTAGATAAGCTAATTGTAGCTAAAAGAAATGTTGAGATAGAGCTCAAGTTATATAAAATAAAGGATGAACAGCTTAAAGAAGTGGGTAAATTCCTTGAATCATGAGTAAATATCAACATATAATCGATGAAATTTCACCTAAAAAGTGTGAAACAGTAACAAAACCAAGATCTAATTGGCGTGAAAAGGTTTATCCACCGCCAACAATCTGGGTTAGTGAAGAAACAGTAAAAAAAGAAAGAAAGTATGGCAAAAGAAAGCAAAAAAAAGAAAGAAAACAAGTGGAAAAGTTATGGTGTCCCCATTGCGGAACCATTATCAGGAAATAAGGACTCTGCATTTTTTGATATTGACCTAGATCCTCAGCGTAAAGAGGATGAATCTTATGAAGACTATAAGATAAGACAAAAACAGGTTAAAAAAAGAATAAAAATTCATCTAAGGGGTAAGAAAGTTAACTAATTTAGTTATCTTTGCTACCCTTTTGGAAACTCAACACTACTCAAAATACAATGTATTATAGAGTAGGCAATGTTGGAATGTGCTTCAAAGAGAGAGTAACCATGGTGCTCGAAACAGAATTCTGTTTTTAGGTTCGACTCCTAGCTACTCTGTAATACATTTATAAACATAATAAAATAGAATAAAAATGGAAGTATCTAATCAGATATTGAGCGACATCGTCGTCTTTAATAAATACGCCAAGTTCCTACCCTCACTAGGTAGGAGAGAAACATTTAGTGAAATATGTAATCGTTATGGAGATATGATGATTGCTAAACATCCTCACATGGAAAAGGATATAAAAGAAGCCATGAAAGCAGTAAAAGAAAGAAAATTATTACCTTCGATGAGGGCTATGCAATTCGCGGGAGTTGCTATAACTAAGTCAGAATCAAGGATTTATAACTGTGCGTATTTACCAATAGATGACTATAGAGCATTCTCTGAGATCATGTTCCTTTTACTAGGAGGAACAGGTGTTGGATACTCTGTACAATTCAAACACGTAAGAAATTTACCAGAAATAGTTAAACCTATGAAAACCCAAAAATATGTAATTGGGGATTCAATAGAAGGTTGGGCTGATTCTGTACGACATCTAATCGGAAGCTATCTGGGGATTAGGAAGACGAAGCCAGTTTTTGACTTCTCTGACATTCGTCCGAAAGGGTCCCGATTAGTAACAGCTGGTGGTAAAGCACCAGGACCTGAGCCACTTAAAGTGTGCTTATTTCATTTAGAAACATTATTAAACAGAAAAGAAACAGGAAGTTCTCTTACTCCCCTGGAGGTGCACGATATGGTATGTTATATTGCCGACGCAGTGCTTGCAGGAGGTATTAGGAGAGCGGCATTGATCTCATTATTCTCAATGGATGATGAAGAGATGCTAACAAGTAAATATGGAAATTGGTGGGAGCTTAATCCTCAACGAGGAAGGGCTAACAACAGTGCAGTAATTCGTAGACACCGCATCACTAAAGTTGAATTCAATAGGTTTTGGAAAAAAGTTAAAGAATCTAACGCTGGTGAGCCAGGTATGTATTTCACTAATAATAGTGATTATGGTACAAACCCTTGCTGTGAAATTGCTCTAAAACCATTTCAATTTTGTAATCTAACCGAGGTTAACGTTTCAAATATTGAGTCACAAGAAGATTTATCGAATCGTGTTAAACTAGCATCATTACTGGGTACTCTACAGGCTAGTTTCACGGATTTCCATTATCTTCGACCAATATGGAGAACAACAACTGAGAATGACGCCTTAATTGGTGTCGGGATGACAGGAATAGGAAGTGGTACAATTTTGAAGTATGATTTAGAATCAGCAGCGAAAGTTGCAAATGAAGCTAATGAGCACTATGCAAAATTATTAGGAGTGAATAAAGCATCGAGGGTAACTACTATCAAACCTTCAGGTACTACGAGTTGTGTATTAGGGACATCTTCAGGGATCCATGCATGGCATAACGACTATTACATTAGACGTATGCAATGTACAAAGGATGAGGATTTATATAAATATTTGGCCAAAGCTCATCCTGAGTTGGTAGCTGATATGAAATTAATACCAAACTCTGCAGTGATTGAGATCCCTCAAAAGGCTCCTGCTAATTCCATTTTACGACATAAAGAAACAGCTCTTGAATTACTTGAAAGGATTAAATTATTTAATCTTGATTGGGTAAGACAGGGACATCGTTCAGGTGATAATACTAACAATGTATCAGCTACTGTATCCATTAAAGAAAAAGAATGGAAAGAAGTAGGTGAGTGGATGTGGGCTAACAGAGACACATTCAATGGTTTAAGTATACTACCATACGATGGAGGATCATATACTCAAGCACCATTCGAAAACATATCAAAATCAAAATACTATTCAATGATTAATTCATTGAAAGCTATTGACTTACGTAAAATCAAAGAATTAGATGATAATACGACGAGGAGCCAAGAAATAGCATGTGCAGGCGGGTCTTGTGAAATAGTATAAGCATAAAAAATCAGACTACAGGCATAGTTATTAATTTAAAACGATATTTTATGTTACAAATAATAGTAATTGGACTAACCATAGGACTTTGTTGTCTCGCATGGGCAGTCCTATTTGGAAATGAAGAATAATGGGACATATGAACTGGATTTCAACCTTGACTGCTGACGACATTCAAGTAATGAAAGTAAAAACGCAATTCTTAACTGATAGTGATAATGTAATTTTTCAAGATCAGAAGTATACCGTCTCTTATTTAAAAGCAGTAATTAAAGTCTGGGAAACTAATATAATTGACCCAGAATTATTAGATAATGTATAATTAAAAATGAATAGATATGATAAAGTTAATCTGCGCGCACAAGAGTATAGACTCTATGTTCGAGTGTGCAACAATGGATGAAGCTGTAAATTATCTATCTGATCAAACTGTACTTGGCGTCGATACTGAAACATCAGGCAAATGCTTTACCTCTAAAAAGGTAGTGATGTTTCAGATCGGTACTAAGGACGTTCAATACGTTATTGATACAAGATATATTGGTATTGAACCTCTTATTCCAATTCTGGAAAATCCTAATATTGTGAAGATATTTCACAACATTAAATTTGATTATAAGTTTCTGAAAGCGCAGTGGGGTACGGATATTAAAAATCCATACGACACTATGTTAGCTGAAGGTGTGATTAATTGTGGTAAACTTAAAGTAGGTTACTCACTTAATGCACTGACACAGAGATACTTAGATAAAGAATTGAACAAAGAAGTTCGTAACAAGTTTGTAGGACTAGATGGTAAACCTTTCAACACTGAACAAATATTATATGGTGCTGAAGACGTTGAACATTTATTGGACATTAGATTATTACAATTAGTAAAAGTTAAAGAATTAGACCTTGAGAAGGTTCTGCACTTAGAGAATAATGCAGCTTTAGCTTTTGCTGATATAGAATTTAACGGACTATGTTTTGATTCAAAGGCATGGCTAGCAATAGCTGATGACACTGAAGAAATCGTAAAAGTTATGGAAAGTGATTTAGATGAAATGATATATGCATTAAACCTCAACAAGTTTATAAAAAGATCATTTCAAACTGACATGTTTATTGAACCCGAAGAGATTCGTAAAATAGACATTAAGTGGTCAAGTCCTACACAAGTATTACAAGTATTTAAAGAGTATGGTTTAGATATAGAAAAAGTTAATGCTTTTGAACTATCACGTCATAAAAATAAAGCTTTCGTTACCAAGTACTTACGTTACAAAGAAAAACAAAAGGTTGTCTCAACCTATGGTAAATCTTTTCTTAAATATGTAATGAAGGATGGTAAGGTTAGAACTAGTTTCTGGCAAATACTAAATACTGGTCGTGTATCAAGCGGTATGAAATCAGATAATAAACCTAACATGCAGAATATACCTGCGGATAATAAATTCAGAAATTGTTTTAAAGCAAGGGATGGATACTCATTAGTTTCCGTGGACTATTCAGGTCAAGAGTTAGGAATTATAGCTTCGGGGTCTAAAGACCCTGTATGGATGAAAGCACGTAAAGAGGAGGCAGA